CCGCTGACTACGACCGTATCCATGCCGTCCTGTCGCAGCATGAACCGGTACTTGCCTTTCCTGAGATAGCAGAGGCCAACCCTGAACTCGGTCGTGACGAGCAAGCTGCCAAGTACCGCGATCAGCCGGGACTGAAGGCTCTTCGAGAGGCGAGCATCCATGTCTGGGATCTCCAACGCTACCAAGTCGATCGCGCCGACTTCATCCGTGTCGCTGGCCTGAATGCTGGCACCACCTTCGCTGTAGTGAAGGACGGCAAGTGGTACGAGCGCGGCAGCATGGGGTGGTTCGGATTCGTAGCAGATGAGAAAAGCACCGACGCTTGGGTTGAGGAGTTTTCCAAGCTCATCGCTGATCTCCCGGACGATACCCTGTTGTCTGTCTACGACTGCCACATCTGACCTGCCCGGGCCCCGGCTGGGGCCCTTCGCCTGGAGCATTGCAATGGCCATATGGATCAAGGCTGCAGATCAGAATCTGCCGGTCGAAACCATCAATCCCACCAACCACCCAGACAAATACTGCAGCGATGGCAGCCTGGCGCTCGATGCGCTGCAGCAGATGGCTGGGGGCTTCATCGAGTTGATTCAGCTACGCAAGCCGATCGAGCTCAATGGCGTCCGCTACACGATGATGATCATCGACGAAGAGGGGAAAATCGACGGTAAGCCAGTAAATGGCGTGGCGACTGTCATCGCGCTGGAAACCCAGTCCATCCATCAGCTGGACTGCATAGTCGGCGATGCGGTGCTGCTCGCAGACGGCGAAATCGTTTGACCAGATAAATCACTAATCAGTTAGTGATTAAGGAGCTTCGACATGGGTAAGATCGATAAGCGCTGTGAATTGCCCGCTCCCGAAACGTGCCGCTACTGCCAGTCGCGGGTAGACCTGGTCAACAACAGCGAGGTGTATGGCAGAAGCTACGGCCGATGGCCTCACGTCTACCTTTGCTCGAACAAGGTATGTCGCGCCTTTGTTGGCGTACATCCAAACACCCAGGTGCCGCTCGGTACATTGGCAGACGCAGAAACCCGGAAAGCACGGAAGGAGGCGCACTCAGCCTTCGATCTGATCTGGAAGGGCGGGTACATGAAGCGAGGCGAAGCTTATGCATGGCTCGCGGAGAAGCTGCGCATCGAAACCTGGCGATGCCATGTGGCCTGGTTCGACGCCCCCATGTGTCGGCAGGTAGTAAAGGCGTGCCAAGAACTCCTCCGTGAGCGCAATGGCAGTCTGCCGGACCATGAAGCCTACAGGCTGCTGGCCTAGTACCTTATTGACGCGCTTTGCTTAGGGCTGCACGCTCCGTTTCCTAGGAGATAAGGAGTCCCTAATGAAGCGCGTTTTTTCTTGTGCGGCTCTAGCCGCGGCTTTGTCCGGCTGTACGATGTCGCCAGGTGAGCTCGATCAATCGGCAGTCTATTCTTCGGTCCGAGTGAAAGGTGACGTCGAGGATGTTTACTACCAGCTCACCAACAAAGCTCCGGCCAGTAGCCGTTGCGCGGACGTAGTGGGTCAGCACGTCTATCCGAAGCAAAAGATGTTCAAGGTCTACTACGGATCTAACACGTTCAATGGGATCACAGTGTTCGACAGCGCCGTGGGTCAACAGATAGGCGACCAGGTGCTGGTCGAGTTTCGAACTGTCACCTATCTCGGCACGCCTGTTTACGCCGGACCTGTCACTCGTTTTCTCACGTCGGGTACCTGCATCTGACCTGCTGCCCTTCCTAGGACAGGGCAGTTTTCGGTTGGACTAACTCTTTAATAGAGGCACTGCAACGATGGGCATTGACTACGCCTTGGAGCTGGAAAGGGCAAGGTATGAAGAATTCCAAGCCCTTTGGATGCAAGCTGACTTAGGAGAGCAGCGTCTGGGTCAAGCCTTCTACAACCATTTTAAGCTTCATAGGCTAAAGAATCAGGACCTTTTGCATGGGCTATATGAAGCTGATGGAGATAAGGCGCTAGCACTCATCCAGAGAATTTTCCTAATCCGATAAAGCTGGAGCTAGGAAAATGACACAGCCAGCTCGCTAAAGCATTCATAGTATGGACGCAAAATGAACGTTCTTGATCACCGCACCTTCTACGAAGCAATAGAAAGTTTTTACAAGTTTAAAACCCAAATCACTGAATTTTCAGAAGAAAGCTTCCGCAAGGCATACGTTTCGGACTGCGCAAAAGATCACAAAAATATTGTCTATATGTTGCGGTCGGAGCGGAAAGTCGCCCGTCTCAAAGGAGAGAGCGACATCTTGTACATAGGTCAGACAGAGAAAAGCTTTAGATCAAGATATTCTAGATATGCTAAGAAACACACAACCACTCGCGCCAATGAGCGAAAGTATCAGCATATACTGGAAGTGTATGGATCGATTAGCATTTGGGTTAGTGACTATTCGAGATTTGGAGAGAACCTATTAAAGGCCGAAGGCCAATTATTGTGGTGGTATTTTCAAAATCATTGTGAGTACCCACCTATAAACTACACGCAAACAAAGGTTCGAAATGACAAGTTATACGTTTGAGGCTGCCTCTAACGATCAAGCGTCCTACCGCCTCAGCCCGCGAAACGCTTCGTAGAATGAGCGCTCGATCAGCTTAAACGCAACGAGAAACCATGACACCAGCACAACGCATCGGCCGTGACTTCAAGGAGTCGGGCTTTTCCATTCTCTCCGTCCATGACGAAGCTGGCACCTTCACCTATAGCGTAGGCTTCACTGAGCTCGGCATGCCGGAAGTCATCATCTGCGGCTTGGGTAGCCAGATTGCCGCGCGCTTCCTCTGGGACATCTACCATGCCTACCAGGAAGGCCGATGCTTTCCGCTTGATACGCCGGTAGACGAGCTGGCCAACCTGCCATGCGTCTTCAAGGCAATCACAGCTGAGTCGGCACGGGAGTTCTGCTGCCAAGCAGTCTATTGGTACGAGGGCGAAGAGAAGAAGCCAACCTTCATTCAGATGGTTCTGCCCGATCGTGAGGGCCTGTTTCCTTGGCAGAAGGGGTATGACGCCGAATTGATGCGCTGCCAACGCCATCTATGGCCGGAGATTCACTGATGAGGATCTCCACCGCACAGCTGAATGACCAGGAGACGGATCATTGACCGAACGTATCCCTGACGATGAACTGGAGTATCGGCAGAAGGTCGAGAACATCAGGAAAACCATCGCTGAAACTGCTAAGCTCAGGGCAGAAACCGAAGAGCTGCGCCACAATCGCATCCAGCGTTGGTGGGCGATGGGCCTCACAGCAATCGGTATCGTAGCCGGAGCCTGGGTGACCTACTTCAAGGCAGGAGGTTCGTGATGAAAACCGTCAAGACAGATCCGGATCTGTTCGACGACCTGATTCGTGAAGACGAGAAGCAGAAGGCTGCCTACGAAGGTGTGCCATTGTTGCTCAAGGTAAGCGGCGCAGTCGCTGCCACTCTCGTTGCTGGTATAGCGCTAGGCTCGTTGCTGATCAAATTCACCTGATCGCACCTCGTACTAGAAGCCCTCCTCGTGAGGGCTTTTCTTTGCCTGCAGAAAGCTCTGTGGCAGCCTGAACATTCGTGAACATCGAACATCACAAAGGCTGCACCAAAATGAACCTCTACCCAGACATACCAAGGCTTCTAGCCGTCTTCCCACGTTCATAAACGTCGGTTTTTGTTCATCAACCCGCGTCAGTGAAATCTACAGCTCGATCACGTGTCTGTGAGCGTTCGGGAAGCGCTGAGTTTTCGCGCAGATGAAGCGATCGACAGCGAGACGCTGCGTGATACTGCTCAAGCGAGATCGAAGCGTATACGCGATTACAGAGATCCGCCCTTGAATGGCTACCGGAGCACCAGTCTCGAAACCCAACACCTCATCTGCGATACTCACTAATCAGTTAGATAGTAACTGGTTACTTTATACATACTGGGCATGGCGCCCGGACCCAACGAGAGAATCGAAACCATGAGCATGAGTACCACAGACGATCTGCCTTATGAGCGCACGATCACCATCACTCTCCGGGCCAAGAGTGACCTTGAGTTCGACGACCCGCTGGACGAAGCGGTCAGGCTGATCAAAGAGGGCAATCTCGAAGGCTTTAATCGCAATCAGAACAGCAGCTACGCCTTCTCCATGGATACCTTCTTTCACGAGGAAGAGGGCAAGCCATTGTGATGTGCCCGGTCGAGTTCCTTCGAGGAGAGACCTGCGACGGGTACACCTATACGGCCTATACCGAGCACTCGGGCCAGGTATCGCTATGCGGAACCCTTCCGCTCAGACGCATCCATCAAGAAGCCGAGCGAGTCATGTGCATCCGGGAGGAAGTAGAGCTCCTCGAGGATGGCAGCTCGGTTAGGGTGATGAACGTCAACTACGCTGGGTACCACCAAGACGGCATCACCCACTACGTTCAGTGGCAGATAGAAGACCCTGCAGCAGAGAAGGGGTGGCTGTATATCGAGAGGAAGAAGGTGAGCAACCTTCCGGTCGTGACAATACCGTTTCCTACCTACGAGGCCGCCTTGAGCTACCTGTTCGGCGTCCTTGGCTGGGATAGACCTTTTGAGATAGAACAGGCCTCAAAGCCACAGCTGGCAACGGTTTCAGATTGGAGCCAGTACAGCGATGCCGGTATGTTCAGCTGATACGACGATCTAGGACGCGCTATGAAGCCCATTGATATTGAAGCAGAGATCCGCGACTGGCAGCAGAGACGTGCGGCCCTCAAGGCAGAGCTAGCCGAGCACCCGGAGCGCTATTCCGTCATCACCGAAAAGCTAGAGGCTATGGACGCCGAGCACCATCGAATCGTTGAGGCCGCTCGACAACCTGCAGAGCCGCCAAGAGATACGAGCGAAGAGGAAGAGGGTGCTGTTAGGTCCCAGGAAGAAATGCTTGCCTGGCACGAAGAGGTCCTAGAACGCACAAAGAATGAATACGCGCAGGAGGTTGATGCGATCCGCAAACGCATGGAGGAGGCGATCGCATCCGAATATGGCACTTATCAGCCCCAGGATAGAGCTAACGAGGATTTCAACTTCGACACGATTTTCCCTTCGAGGCCAGCCCCTAAGCCTCCTGCTAAAGACCATTACAACCTAAGCATCGACGTATCCGCCAGCAACGCGGACGACCTCACTAACCTCCTAGAAATGGCGCTCTATGAGGTGCGCAAAGAGATCGAGAAGCAGAAGAGGGACTGGTTATCCAGAGGCCCTATAGAGGCCAAGGGAGCTATGGACGGCACAGTGGGGAGCTACAAGACGTCCCTCAAAATCGGCAGCAAGCCTGACGAAGACGAAATCCCGTATTGAGGGAAATAGCCCATGAGCGATGACCAGTACCACCTGAAGATCGAGGTCCGAGGAGATAGCGTCGAAGACCTCAAGACCCTACTGAACACAGCGATTAGGGACTGGGAGAAGGTCCACCAGTACCACCTAACTACTGCGAATGCAGACAAGGGGTACAGGAGGCGCATCGTCATAGGTAGTGAAGCCATACCGCACCACCCGGGAGGTCACTTCGCTTATAGATTGGGTACCCCCGGAGGCGGCAGCAAGACCAGGACCAAGGACGTTCTCTAGTAGGGAGTAGGCAGAAGCTATCACTCACCATGCAGACGATAGAGAGACCTTCCCGTAAGGAGTAGGTGTAAGAGAAGGAGAGGGGGTTATATTCAAGCCTCTGTCTCTATGACCCCTCCCAGCTTTCTCCCCACACAACCAGGAGCAGCTCCATGGAAGCAGAAGCCACAGACTATGTTGATGGTATCCAACGCCTTGCGGCCTACAAACGGGATCTCGTCCGGGCTAAGGCTAGAACGGCAGAGTATTTCGAGATCATGGCTGACCTTGCAGGCAGCGAAAATGTCTCCGAGGTTTGGCAGAACGTCCAAGCAACCGGGGACCGTTTTAAAGCTGTAGTGCTAGACCGGTTCTTCGAAATTGTCACCTACCCCGTTTCCCACAACGAAGAGGGAAAGATCGTCTGCGTCGTCCTTGTTAGAGATGTAGTAACCAGTGCGCCGAACGAGCTCTACCGTTTCATGATTACTAGGGCGGGTGAAGCCGAGACGGGGAAGGGTGAGGAGCTAATCAGCCATACATCGATAGGCGGCCCAGAACTGCTCTTGGTACAGATCAGTCTTGCCGTTTTTGCTAGCTAGATGCCGCCGGCCCGAGTAAGAGGGTCCGTAGAAAGCTGGCCGCGCATATACACGTGATCCGGCCAGGTCCAGTCCAGCGATTCCTGGCCGCAGGTATACACCTGTGAGACTGCTGCTTACCAGGTCGAAGCCTTGGCGGATCTACAGGGTGCCGGATCAGCCACAGCGGGCTTGTAATGGAGGCCATTTATCCTTCAAGACCTGCCAGAAGCTGCTCTCTATACTTCTCTCATCGACAGCAAGCGCAAAGCAGCGCACTAGGAGAGGGAAGTGGGGCAAGGGATTGGGGTTGAGACGCTGGTCCTGCTCATTGGCTGCTATGTGATCCTGAGCTTTGCAGCCTACTGCCTACTGGGTCGCTAGCTGAAAAATACGCTTGCAGTCAGCCTGTTTTGTGTCAGCCGCCGGGTGGGGCGGGAATACCACCCAACTCTCGTGAAGTCTCTAGCGTTGGCTAGTTGAAGCGACCTTCGGGTCGCTTATTTTTTGCCCCGAGAAAAGCCATGGCGCTCCAGGACTGGTGGGTCTCGGTTAGCCACGGCAGCCCACGGCGCTCGAGGAAGTCCCAAGTCCGGCAGCAGCTGGTCAGCCACGGCAAAACGGCCATGGAGGCCTGTATATGGACAGGAGCCTTTTCATCGTGCGTGGGATGAGGCGCTGCCGCCCCTGGGAAAACGGTTTTGGAGAGGTGTGCTGTGGCTGCCATATGGGAGCCATGGCGTGGTACCGCGGCCCCCTCAAGAGCGCCATCTGCTGCCGATAAACTGCTGATACGATTATCAAATCAGCGCGCAGACGCTGAGGCTTAAACGACACCTCAAACGAGACCGGAACAGATCAGATGACGCATAGCAAAGACGCGCTGCGGGACATGCTCGCAAACGCTACAGAACGCTTCACACGCAACGGTTATGAGATCGTGCGATACGCAGCTGATGTCTGCGCGGAGGATCGCTTAAAACGCGCTACAGAGCGTCGCAAGAAAGCGGTTAACCTCAAGGACGTGGCCTACCAGGAATACCTGCAGCAGGTCGAGGCCGGTACCTATGTGCCGCTGAGCAGCGAGCCCAAGCAGGAACGATTCGTGCGCCCCTCCAAGAACATCCCTCTCAACATAAGCCTCTGAAGTAAGGAACCCCCCTTGTGGCTAAACAACTGATCGACGTATACGCCAACTCCCTGAGCATGGGCCTACCCCTCATCCGCAAGACTCTAGTCGAGGCCGGCGCCGAGCTGGAAAACCGTGGCTTGAAAGCAGAGGGCATGGCACTGATACGCAAAGCCATTGCGTTGGGCGATGACACGTCCGAGACAGAGAAGCTTGACCAGCAAAAGGTAATCGAGCTCCTCCTCAGAAGCGGCCTGCAGGCTTTGCTGAGCAGCGAAGGCTCCTCCATGCGCCAAGATTTCTATGTGAATGAAGGCTGGACTCAAGAGAAGCTAGGCAACTGGTTGCGTAAGCTCACTGCGCAGAGCTCTATCTAGTAGTCCACCGGACCCTGGCCACGCCTCCATGCGCTAGGGTCCAGTCCACCTATTCCTGGCCACACGCACGCAAAGCTTCTGTTTTGCGTTCTAAGCCATGGTGAGCCGCGGGAATACCACGACAAGGGTCAGCCTGAGATCGTGCAGCCATGGGGCTTGTACGAAGCCCGCCTCAGACCGAAGGCAGCTTGAAATACTGATTTCGTTGCAGCACTGACTGCGCCAACGAGACCAGCAGCATGACCCTTCGTAACCCTCTGCATACCAGCTACAGCTTCTGCCACAACGCAGCCCCGAACGGCGCCGGTGAGTTTCGCATCTTGGGAGTGCCCGAGTGTGCAGAGACTTGGTCTGACGACGAAGAGGGTGCGGTGCACTTTCTAGCAAACCGGGAAGGGGTGGTGAGACAGACCCATGGCGACAAATTCGCGCTGACCAGCGCTGAGCTCCACGATCTGCTGTGGGAGGTCAGAATGTGCTTCCCAGAGGTCACCTCGATCCACCTGCACCGGTAGACAGAGAAGCGACTACGGTCGCTTTTTTCATGGGATAAGCCATGGGAGCCACGGCTCAGGAAAAAGGCTATAGGGGCCAGGTATAGGACAGGGAGCCTTGCCAGGTCAGCCCGGGTGCGGTGCAGCCTCATATATGGCGCGGCCCGTGCCGCTGCCTTAGCCGCGGCGCAGGCGGGTCCGCCGAGCAGCCAGTCCGCCCCGCGGTGCGGGGGAGGCGAGCGAACCGCTGGTGGCTTGCCGCGGGACGCAGTGTGTCGATCCGGTGCTTGGTTGTTTCTAGGTCTCCCTGTCTGTGTATGCGCTCATTGTACACTCTTTTGTGTCTTGTGCAAGCGTTTTTTATTGACTAATTTTCGATCAATTTTCTTTACACTAAAATCACTAAAAAACGCTTGCACGCAAAATCCTCTCCTTTAGAATGAGCACATCAAGACGAGATACAGCGCGACTTGATACGAAACGCAAGTTTCACGCTCTTTAACAATGCGACTCAAAGACACGCAATGCAGACAAACGTGCTAGCGTGCAACATAAGAAAGACAGCTTAAAACACAACTAACGAGAGATTGAAAACATGACTACTGCAACCGCTAAGATTGACAATCTGAAAGCTCTTTTCGCTGACGCTGCAACTAACGAAGCGCAAGCAAAAGAAGCTGCGAAAGCAAAGCGCGAAAGCGCTACTAACGTCGAAGAGCAAAACGAGTTTCTGAAACTCGAAAAGCGCGCTGCGACTCACGAACGCTTTAACGCTGCATTGTCTGAGATGAGCGAAAAAGCGCTAGCGCTGATTGCGAAATACAAGATTGACGCGAAGTCGCTTAGCGAACAATCGCGCGAGCTGAAAAAGCGCTCGATTGCGATTCTCGAAGCAATCGCGCACGACAAGCGCTGCGACGATCGTGCGCTAGACGCGCTGCTGCATCGTCTCGCAGCAAAGCGTGATGCTACGCTGACAATCGATTCGATTCGACGCGAGATGCAGCACACGACTGAGACGCAAGCTAGCTACTTCAAGACGTGCGCGCAGTTCTTCAAGTTCGCGCAGTACAGCAAAGCTGACAAGTCTGTGACGTTCGATTATGAGAACGTCGTGCTTAAAGCGCTGCTAGCTCTGTACGCTTGATCGACTAACAAAGAGCGCTAGCAATAGCGCTCTTTTGCTCTGAGACTTTCGACAATGATTCTAGTGAGTAACTGTCACGTCACGCTAGCGCGTGCTGACAGCGCGTATAACGCGTATGTATGCTTGATCAACGATGAGCGTTATTCGATTGATCGTGCGCAAGCTGACGCGATATATGCGCTATCTGTACAGTATGCAGCGCACAAGCTTAGCGATCTGATTTACAAATCAGAAGTAATAATGACACTGCGCAGCGATCAAGTAATTAGCAACTAATTAATAATAAGCGCTTGCATATAACATGCGAGCGCTTGTTATTTTGTCAAAGTCTTAGAGTGGTTTTTATAAGCGTGGCCCTACTGGTCCCTAAATGCCGGGATTTTCGGAGCTGTCCTTACACATAGGCGGGAGAACCGGGTAGAATGTTTCCTTACACATCGATCACCCGAGGGGGTCAAATTTATGCAACCAGATAGACTGAGCGTTTTCGAAGCGACCCGGCATAAAATCACTTCTATTCTTCGAGCCGAAACCGAAATCGAAGCGGATCAAGCCACGCGCTACCTAGAAGGCTATATTAGCGCATTGGTAGACACCGACCATCTTGTAGCTGATCAATTCGAAAGCCTGCAGAGCGAAATCAATGACGTCAGAGCGCGTTGGGGTCATCTTTCGGCAGCACAGCACACCTCGATACTGAACTTGGAGCGGGCATACAAGGAGTTGCGAGCAAACGGCATGATCACTGCAAACTTAGGCGGTGATATGTACGTTGTGGTAGCTGAAAGCGACAACGATGCAGAGGCTGTGAGAATGGGCAGCTCAGACGCTTTCGTTGAGCGGATGAAAGACGCTTTCCAGCTGGACCTAACGCCAGATTTTTACGTACGCGCATAGTCCTTATACTGCTAAATCTCAGGCATCGAAGTCGTCTTAGCGGACAGGATAGTTGAGGTTGTAAATGAAATACTGGATAGGTCGCGACATAAACGACGAGATCTGTTTGTATGACCCCTCTGCGCAGACCCCAGGCAGCACGGTCAAGGTATGGCACGAACGCTCTCAGTCGATGCAGGAGCGCGCTAGAGACCGCTTTCGTCTCTCCTCGGTGACGATCAAGGATGAGATGGTTAGGGCGGCGACCTTGGCCAAGTACCTGGGCTGGAAGAAAGCCAATTCCCGCCTCCACCAACGCGCTCCTCATTGCTTTCGGTGCCATAAGGGCCTGTCCACCTCGACCAATAAGGCGTGCTCGAAGTGTAAGTGGCTGGTGTGTGACGATTGCTGGGCGTGCAATTGCGATAAGCGGTAGTGACGCCCAATCGTCGCCGATGAGTGACAGCAGATGGACAACCCAAGCGGTCTTCTGCCTGCTGTATATATACACAGGCCCGTATCGTACCAACTGTGGAATGCTTACCACCGTTGGTACGACAACCATGAAAATAGTCTAGCTTCAGCGTAGCCCTAGGTCGTGACCGTTTGCCTTGCGACGCTCTTCTCTAGCGGTCTCTCGCCAGCGCTGGACGGCAACTTCTTCCCCTTTGTATTTATCAAAGCACACCTTTAAGTAATCAACCATTGCACGCTGACGTTCTGGCATAGCTTTGGTCACGAGAATGCTCTCAAGATTACTCTTAATACCTGGTGCAGATGCAGACACTTCGCGGGCACTAGAAAATATTGTCGCAAGGTCGGCGAACGCATCATAAAGATCATCATAGCCTTGCCTAGGGAGCCAGATGCTTGACGCGTCTGCCATCTGCGCACAACTTGTAAACATCTTGGCCTTCTTTGCGTCATTTGGGCGTGCGATATAGCGCATCGATTGCGACAAGCGCTCTCGCTGTTCTGCCATCTTTTGTCTATAGCTTGATATAGCACTTTCAAACTCTGCTAATTGCTCAGAACTAAAGCCACCTGACAGATCTTTCATGGTATAGATTTTATGGCCTTTATAGGCTTGCTCATAACCATAAACTATACGAGTCATGTATTCATCATCTTGCTCAGTTATTTCATCCTTCGCAAGGATGGATTTAACCTTAGCAAGCATGGCATCGGCTTGACTTTGTACATATCGTGGATCTTCCAGTTCTTCCTTTCTATCAAGCTCAGCTTGATAAATAGCTGCATTCTCTGCAGGCGAAGGAGCCTTTACCTGCTGTTCAGCAGGAGCGATCGTTAGCTGTTGTACGGTTTCTTTCGAGATGTCATTACTTTTAGCAGGCTCTTGGGCTGCAGGTTCTGACTTAGAAGATTCAACGATCTTAGCCGGCTCTTGAACTGCCGCAGCTTCCGCTTTCGAAGTGGCGCCTACGGATGTATTCCCCGTTTTAAGAAATTCAATTCTGGAGCTCATTAATGTCTGAAGGCAATTAGCAGAGCTACAGGTGTTTCTTTCAGAAAGCCAAGCAACCTGTTCTTTTTTTAATTTTGATTTACCTTCAACATCAAGCTTTTGGCGGGCTTCAATGTACGCTTTCGATAACGCCTCATCTTGTGCAGAGAGATTGCTATCCAAGCAGATGAGTCGCTCTACCGTAGTTGAAGCCTTTTCGCAATCAAAGCTAGCGGCAAATGTTGGAGTAACCATTAAAGAATTAGCCAAAAATACATAGACCAGTCCTTGCTTTGCCATCTGTCCATCCAGCCAAATTAAGTATTATGAGAAAGACTCAATATTATCATGTAAGTCATACTACGAGATTCAATGAAAGCCCGTTCGGTACTCTATAAACCACTTTCGTCGCTTTGCTTTTCTAGCTTGGAGTGACTACAGCGCCGGCGGGCGGAGGGCCTACGTGCCTCACGGGCGCCACTTAAACGTCGATAGCTCATCTCAACGTATGGTTTTGGTGTGCTTACCTTTGTAGCCGATCGTCGGCGATGACCAGCAGCGAATGGACAGGATGAGTGGCCTTTTGCTAACTGTATAAATACACAGTTCACTGCAGGAGGCGCGCTTTGTCATGTCCATCGAATTCGTGGCCGAACTGGCCGAGTCAAAAACCCAGGTTCCCGTCTATCTTTTCCGCGTTCCATGCGGGTTTCCCTCACCCGCCCAAGACCACCTAGAAGCCGTAATTTCGCTGGACGAGCTGCTGAACATCCGCGCTCCTCACACCTACATCGTCAAAGCCACAGGCGACAGCATGATCGAGCTCGGCATCTTCCCGAACGATCTGCTGGTGATCACGCGCGCCCGTGAGGCTGTGCCTGGCGATGTAGTCGTGGCTGCACTCAACCGTGAGCCACTCATCAAGCTGCTGCAACGCTGTGCCGAGGGCCGATACGAGCTGCATTCGGCTAATCGGCACTACAAGCCAATCCCCGTGAGGGATGAAGACGAATTCGAGGTCTGGGGCGTCGCTACCGATTGCCTGCGGCGCCTCGGGCATGCCTAGCCAAGTCTTCGGGCTTATTGATTGCAACTCGTTTTACTGCTCAGCCGAGAGGGTCTTTCGCCCGGACCTCAATGGCGTGCCTGTCGTGGTTTTGAGCAACAACGATGGGTGCGTAATCGCAAGATCGGCAGAAGCCAAAAAGCTCGGCATCAAAATGGGCGCGCCGTGGTTCCAGCTGCGTGAGTTCGCCCGCCAGAATGGCGTGGTGGCGTTCAGCTCCAACTACGCTCTGTACGGCGACATCAGCGACCGCGTCATGCGAACGATCGGCTCACTGGTCCCGGCCTATGAGATTTACAGCATCGACGAGTGCTTTGCGGATCTCACCGGCCTGCCTGAGCCACTGATCGATGTAGGGCGGGCTATCAAGGACAGGGTCTTTCAATGGACTCGCATCCCCGTAGGCGTGGGGATCGCTGAGACCAAGACGCTAGCCAAGCTCGCCAACCATGCAGCCAAGCGCTGGATCGACCGAACAGGTGGTGTCGTTGACCTGCGCGATCCAGAGTTGCGCGAGAAGGTGCTCAAGAAGCTCCCAGTCGAGGAGGTCTGGGGCGTCGGACGGCGTCTTCAGGTGAAGCTCGAGGCGATGGGCATCAAGACGGCTTGGGACCTGTCGCAGTACGACCCTTGGTCACTGCGCAAGCAGTTCAGCGTGGTCCTGGAGAAGACAGCCCGTGAGCTACGCAACGTGCGCTGCCTCGACCTTGAGGAGGTTGAGCCGCCTAAGCAAATGATCTGCAGCAGCCGCATGTTCGGCGCCCGTCAACGCGAGCTGCCTGCCATTGCCGAAGCGGTGGCCAGCTACACCGCGCGAGCTGCCGAGAAGCTCCGCGCGCAGGGTTCGCTATGCAAACTGATTCGGGTAGGCGTCCAGACGGGCATGTTCAATCCGGACGAGCCTCGCTACGCCAACGGCGTCACCCTGCAGCTGCCTTATCCCACCGACGACACGCGCGTCCTGGTCCAGTACGCCCAGTTTGGCCTGGCACGTATTTTCCGCGACGGTTACGCCTACTCCAAGGCTGAGATCCTGCTGGCCGAGATCTGCCAACGCAACGAGTTCTCGGGTGATCTGTTTGCTCCAGAGCAACCGGCGTCAGCGGACCACCTGATGAGCACGCTCGATGCGATCAATCGTAAGTTTGGCCGCGGTGCGTTGCGTCCAGCTCGGATTAGAGAAGCCCCTGGCTGGTCAATGAGGCGTGAGCTGCTCAGCCAGGGGTACACCACCAGAGTTGACCAGGTGTGGGAGATCTAAATGTCCCAGCACCTCATCGACTTAGGCTTTCTTTCGGAACTGCCCGAACCGGCGGTAGGGCGTGCGAGAAATCTTCCTCACTTCAGCGACCGCTTCGTCCCTGTCAGTAGCTTCGAGCAGGCTGATCTCCGAGAACCGCCCGTCTTTGCACATCAACTGCAAATACATGGCTTCGGGGTGGTACCGATAAATAACGAGGACGTCCTCTACCTTTACGTGCTTGCTGAGCTTTTGGATGAGCTCTTTCTCTCGGCCCCAGTATGTCTCCACCCCCGGTCGACAGGACCCGAAGACGATCACCACTGGCAGCATCCCATCGTCGTCCACGTCCCAGATAAAGTCGTAATCACTCATGCGTGCAGCTCCACAGATTGGGGTTTGGTAATCCGCTCGAGTCCTTCCTTGGAACGCACTGTGAAAGTCCGGGTATGGATAGGGTGGTTGCGTGGGCCCGGGTGTCGAGAAATAAGCGTCATGCTTGCCATCACATTGCCATACCGTCGTCAACCCTTCCAGCACCTCTCATCGCGCTCAAGGTGTTCAAATAGGGTAGTCCCTAAGCCACACAGTGAAATACATATCGCTTCGTGTGGTTTAGGGTGCAATTACATAGCTAAAATGTAACACCACTAAAACCACACACCAAAACCACACAGACGGACCGCCAGATGATCATTCGAGCCTATTTGCGAGCATCGACGAAGGAACAGGATGCCAATCGGGCCAGAGAGCAACTCAAGGCATTTGCATCAAGCCATGGTGCAAGAATCACTGCTTTCTATGTCGAGAACGAATCGGGCACCACCGTCGGCCGGCCAGTGCTTCAGCGCTTGATCAGCGAGGCGGAGGAAGGTGAGGTGCTGCTGTGTGAGGCGGTCGATCGACTGAGCCGTCATGAGCACGATGACTGGAAGCGCTTGCGGGCCCAGATCGACGGAGCTGGGCTGCGTATTGTGGCTGCGGACATGCCCCTGACCTGGGCGGCGCTCAAGCCCATCGAAGGCGACCCGATGATGGCGTGGATGCAGAGTGCCATGACCAACATGCTGCTTGATGTGATGGCGGCCTTCGCACGGAAGGACTACGAACGCCGTCGGCATGTGCAAAAGCAGGGTATCGAGAAAGCCAAGGCCGCCGGCGTGTACCGCGGCAAAGCGCCCAACAAAGTCTTGCACCAGAAGATACGGGACATGCTCGGGGGCCATTACTCCGTACGCAAGATCGCCCACCTGCTCGACTGTTCGCCCAGCACGGTCATGAACGTGAAGAAGCAATACGAACAGGAACGGCAAGCAGCTTTAGCTGCAGTTGAGGATGGCCTGACTCTCGACCAGTACCGGCTGCCAATCACAGAGCGCGGTTAGCCGCTTCGCTCAACAAAAAATGCTTGTATAATAGACGAATCGCATAAACGAGGTGCCGCTCATGAACGAAACGCAACGCAAAGCTATACAACAGCTGGGTATTGGCACCCGTACCCTAGAGCTTGATGGTGTAGAGTTCGACGTTCCTCGAGGTATCGCTCGAAACGTAAGCCGCAACTCGTGGCAGCTGCGCTTCAAGCGTGATGGAGAGCAGCATGGTCCGTTCAATTTCACTGACGGAAATCACGGCGGAACACATGCGGCACTCGAAGCGGCTATCGATAGGCTGATCGAAGAAAAGCCCGTGAAGAAGGGCGGGAGCAGCACCGGCGTCTCCGCAAAGGTCCCTCCAGTTCGACTCAGCCAACGATTGACCCTCAACTGGCGGATCAGTCGCAACACCCGTGCGGTCGTCGCGCAGCTTTACTCGCCCATTCTTAAGAAGGCCAACACGATCTACCTAGGCGTGGCGAACACGATCATCAGTCCAACTGACCTCGAGATCCGTCGCCTAGCCCAAGCACTCATCATGAATGAGCGCGTTAAGCAGGAAGATGACGCCCCTTTCAGACCGGTGTCGGCTCAAGAAATGCTGGCGTACCGGGACATGGCGCAAGAAATTTTGGCTAGTCGGGTAGTAATCGATTTTGTCGCTCAGGGCAATAATCTATAGAAATGAGCCCGTGTCGAAAGCCCACAGGCTCATCACCTCACTTACAAACGCAATTGACTTTTGTCCTGTTTGGGCAGGCATTGTTCATCGGTTGAAAGTCCCAGCATATGTCCGCATCACAGGTTGTCCCGATGTATACCGTGTGAGCGCTACCTGGCTCTAGCTGGAAGTTTGTATTGCCCTGATTTGGCCACCTGATGCTGAAATACATCGTCCGGTCCAGGTTGTTGACGATTTCTGTAGTGCATGACAGCCCAGTCACAGGTCTTGTGAAAACCCTATCACCTGTAAGCTGGTTCATCTCCTCACTGCTGAGCTTTCGCCACGCTTCGTGACTCATAATGATGCCCTCGTCGATACACAAACCAACGGCAAATTACGCGCTCGATTTGCTACACAGGCGAACATTGTAGTGGTCAACCCATCCCGGACAGTGGGTTAAGTTTTTCTTCGGCCACCGCAGGCGGTAGCCCATCGTTGAATTGATGCGGCCTGATCCAGTTGTAGCGGTGCATCAGGTAATGACTGATGTCCCGTTGGGCCTCCTGAGCTGTCAGGTAACCGGTCTGTGGAATCCACTCCGATTTCAAACTGCGGAACAATCGCTCCATCGGCGAGTTATCCCAGCAGTTGCCCCGGCGGCTCATGCTCTGTTCCATCCGATATCGCCACAACCGTTGCCGAAACAGGCGGCTAGCGTATTGGCTGCCCTGATCGGAATGAAACAGTACCTGCTGCGGTTTGCCACGCTGTTCGTAGGCCATGTCCAGCGCCTTGATCACCAACTCAGCATCCGGCTTGGCAGAAATCGCCCAGCCGACTACTCGTCTTGTATGCAGATCCAACACCGCCGCTAAGTAATGCCAGCGACCTTGTGCCCAGATGTAGGTGATGTCGCCGCACCACACCTGATTGGGGCGCTCAGTGGTGAACTCGCGGTTCAGCCGGTTCGGGATATCTGGTCGCTCAACCGTAGCCTGCTTGTATGCGTGCGAGCCTGGCTGCTTGCTGACCAAGCCCAACTCACGCATCAACCGACGCACACGAAAACGGCCAATGCTGACGCCATCCTCACGCAGCATACCCAGAATGCTGCGACTGCCAGCCGAGCCTCGACTCTGGTTGAACAGCTGGTTAACCTGACTGCGCAGTGCAACGCGGCATGCATCAACACGGCAGCGTCGAAGCCGATGGGCGTAGTAGCAAGACCGCACCACGCCGAAGGCTGAACAGACCACTTCCACCGACTCCCGCTCACTTAACTGGTCTATCAGCGCGTACGATTGAACTCGTCCGACATCAAGAGAGCGGTAGCCTTTTTTAGGATCGCTTTCTCCCGTTCCAGTCGGTCGATCCTGGCTTCCAGCTCCTGGATTTTCTGCTGTTCGGGCGTCAGTGCTTTGCTCTTCGGGGTAACGCCCACGCGCTCCTCTTGAAGCTGTTTTACCCAACGGCGCAGGGCCGACTCAACCACTCCCAGTGAACGAGCTGCTTCGATATGGCTGTAGCCCTGATCGAGCACCAGGCAGGCGGCCTCTCGTTTGAACTCGGGCGTAAAGGAACGACGTTGCTTGGTCATCAGACACCTCTCTATGGCGAGCATTCTCGCCCTAAATGGGTGTCCGGAATCAGTAGACCACTACACATCTTGCCTAAGCCGCATTTGCCAACCCTGCTCAACATCAGCCGTAGCAGCTTTGTGATAGCACACAGTTAGGATAACCGCTCAAGGAAGCGACATACGGAGACTTAGATGTCGTCCAGCTTGACCAGGTAGCCATCCCGCTGGGCGGGGATGCCGAACTCATCGCAGAGGAAGACTTTGTTGATGACGTCCTGGCTGTAGACAGCGACGACTTGGTGCCGAAGTTGGCGCTTGGCTTCGAGTCTGCCACGGATGCGCCGTAGCTCCGCCGCGACATCGATGAAGCGGTCGCTGAAATCTACGAGCTGGCAGCCTTCTTGGGCCTGAATGATCAGGTAATGCATGGGGCACCTCTATAACGGTCTGACGCTGACCATTTCGTTATAGAGGCGGGAGAGACTATCGGGGGAGGGCGCTAACCCAACGGTTAGCCAGCTAGATGCTTTTGCAGGTCGGTGAAGCCACCAATGTACTGAGTGCTGCCGTCTGCTTGCTCCAGAACGATCTGGGGCAGCGTGCGGACCGGACCCAGCTTCTCGATCAGCGCTTCGCGGGTGAAATCCTCACCGGCCATCAGGACCTGGAAGGAATGGCCACGGGCTTTGAGCAGCTCTTTCGCGCCGACACAGTGGGGGCAGTTTTGCATGGAGTAGACGATGAACATCGGAAGAGTCCTGGAAAATTCGAATGCTGTATAATAACTAAACAGTTAGTTATGCAACAGCAGCGCAGGAAGAATTTCATGACTACCGTAGCGTTCGACGGCAAGCTTCTGGCGGCCGATGGCTTGTGCACGATGGGCAACACCATTCAGGGTCGAAACACGCAGAAAGTGTTTCCCGTGCTGATCAACTGGGGCGGCGAGCAGATGCCGGCACTCTTCGCTGGCGCCGGGAGTATGGAGATGGTCTGGATCATCAAGGAGTACCTGGAGCGCGAAAATCTGCTCGATCCGGAATGCCGCGTAGGCATGGAGAAGGGCGAATTCGAAGGCATCCTGGTATTGGCCGATGGGCGCGCGTTCATGCTGGAAGACACATTGACGCCTTTCCCAGCAGAAGTGCCTGCAGCTATAGGCTCAGGCGCTGTATTCGCCCAGACGGCAATGACACTGGGCAGAAACGCCGCACAGGCGGTAGAAGTGGCCAGCCAGATGGACATCTACTCCGGCGGTACCATCCTGGTCTACGACGTCGAAAGCCTCGCAGTCGAATCCACCGAAGCTGCCTAAGCTAGTCCTACGAAACGCGCTCAGCTCACGCTCAGCGCGTTTTTTATCGTCTGCGCTATGCGTCTGCATATCTTGCGAGATCGCAGCGTACGCGCGAAAACAGCAGTGATTCCACGCGTCGTGCTTGCAGCACTTACGATCAATCAGTTGAGAGAAGGAGAGGGGTTGTACGGCCCCATTAGTCTCTCGATCGACGGCCATACGATGTAGGCTAGCCAGCGCTTGCCATCCCGGGAGCAGTACACGATGTACTCCTGGGTCTTCTTAGCATCTTCGCGATACTTGTACTGCCCGCAGCCCGCGACACGGTTGACCGTTAGGGCTTTGGTGATCTCAGGGCTGAACTCATGCTGCCAGGGCCCTGGAAACCGATCAGCTAGGTTTTCTTCAGCCATAGCTTGGCCTGCGAAGAGGCCGAGCAACAACAGCAAACTACTACTCTTCAAGCTTATCTCCTTCCGGCTGGAGCACGCGTCACTCATTGACGGCCGAGCATTTTAGCATCGGGAAACTCAAGCGTAGCCGCAGCTCGGAGGCCAAGCAGGACCGGTCAGCTGCTTGAAATGGGCACGAAGTGCTACCCTTGTGACACCGCTAGTCAGCGCCCTGCGGACTGGTTAAACCAACGATTTCAAGGATGAAGATGATTCGATACCTCGTACCCGCAACTGCCCTCATCCTGACCTCATCTACCCTGACCTTTGCTGACTCGAACCTATGGGTTTCGAGCGACAGAGCTACCCGACACACCTGCCCTTCGGAAAAATGCGGCGCCGCCGGCGTGCTGATGTTTAGGGAAGGCGTAGAGGTCTTTGAGCGCAAGGGTGATTGGGTTCGGATCACCAAGCCATATTCGGCCTCTTGCTACTCAGGCGTCAGCGAATACGTGAAAAGTGGCAACAAAGCCTGCACACCTTCCAATGGCATAGTGAATGGGCAGTTCGCGGAGTGGGTCAACACGAAAGCACTTACGGCGAACCGTCCAGCCGATCCTGCCGAGGGTACCGAAGGCGATGACAAGCTCGTTAGTGGCTCTGACGACTATCGGCGCTACGGTGCGCAGTTCCGCAAGGCCGCGCGCGAGCTGATAGACAAAGGGACTTGCACTGCATCTGACTTCCAAGAAACCGGCGGCTGGATGGCATCGACCTCCAAAGGTCAGAGCGTCTATTTCACCTATTGTGGTGGAATGACCGTAGCGAACCGTATTTATCTTGATGCCAAGACAGGGCGGGTTTTCCGATAACCCTGAGCAATGAAAAGCCCCTGGGCTGTGCGGCAGCAACCAGGGGCTAGGTCCTCGGCGTGGAGTTCACGCGATCGTTCCCGTCGAGGCGCGGGTCGAGGAGGTGCCGGCCGTTAGTGGAGCAAGACTGGGCCGCCGGCCAGCGCAGAGTCGAAGGTCACGAATCCCCAACCTTTTCGATCTGCTCAAAATGCGCGACGCAGTCCGGTGTAGCCGTCCCACTAGGGAGGGCACCATTGGCCAGCCTGTACCCACCGCTGGTTGATGCCCTTGCTGCTGAGACAGCAGGCGCTTTTTAGCGCTTTTGCCCACTCCCTTGCGGGCGATACCTGTAGATCCAGGTCTTGCAGGGCTTCGGGGGACCTAACCCCCGAATACTTACTTCCGGCTCCAGACCCGGTAGCCGACTAGGAACAGCAGCACCAGGGCGACAGTCACGATACCGATCAGGTCGCTGAGCGTGATGACAACCACTACGGCCTTGCTCAGAACCAGCCAAGCCATGCCGGCGATCAGCAGGGTCCCGATCAGCGCCATGAGAGCGGTCAGCAGACGCTTTTTCATGCGCTCACCGCTTCATCGGCTTCTACCAGGTCTTCGCTCTGCTTGATCAGGGTGCGAAGGTTAGTAGCGACGTCCCGGGCGCGATCAGCTTCTGCTGCGGCAGCGTTCGCTTCGATCACCAAGGCGTCTGCCCGCTCGCGCTTGTCCTTGGCCTCGTCCCGGTGAGCCTTTTCGACGGACTCCAGGTCACTGATGGTGCGCTGGAAGGCTTCGACGATGTCGCCTACGGTCCTTTTGGTGGAAAACATGCTCATCACCTGACCCATTAGGGGTCGTCTCAGAAAACGGAAAATAAAGCACGCTAAGCGTGCGTGGAGGCTGGCACCCAGCGGTACAGCGTCGGAATGGACACGCCGAGGTTCTTGGCCACGTCCTTGGGCGGCACCCCGCTGGCCAGCAGCTTCTTGGCCGACTCGATCTTGCTGTCGGTCATCTTCGGCTTGCGGCCGCCTTTGCGGCCGAGCTGCTTGGCGACTTCCAGCCCGGCGCGGGTGCGCTCGACGGTCAGCTCGCGCTCCATTTCGGCAAGGCTCGCCATGACGTGGAAGAAGAACCGCCCGGATGGTGTGCCGGTGTCGATGGAGTCGGTGAGGCTCCTGAACTGGACACCGTGCTTGTGCAGATCGCCGACCAGATCGACCAGTTGCTTGACCGACCGGCCCAGCCGGTCGAGCTTCCAGACGACCAAAGTATCGCCTTCGCGCAGCATTTCGAGCGTCTTGGCCAAGCCAGGCCGGTCTGCCCGCGTGCCACTCACCTTGTCCTCGAAGACCTTTTTACATCCGGCCTTGCTCAAGGCTTCGCGTTGCAGCTCCAGGTTCTGATCCTGCGTCGAGACGCGCGCATAGCCAATCAACATGGCTTGTCTCGCGCCCGGTCGATGCGTTCCTGCATCGCCTGCATCACTTCTTCGTGGGTGTACGATCTGGCGTTGGCGTCGGTGGCTTGCCGCAGGGCTTCCTCAACCTCGCGCGTCATCCGCTCGTAATCCTCCGGCCACAGCGCTTGCTCCATGCGCAGCGACGCCTGACCCAGCAGGTGCAGCAGGCTGAACAGCCGCATGTCGTTGGTGGCGACGATGCGCTCCCGAATCTGCTCCTGAATAGCTTCGCTAGCCCGATGCGCTTGTGGTGTGGCAGTCCCCTCGTAGTCAGCGGGGAATTCCGCTTCCTCGGCAATCCTTGCCCAGGCGCTGGCCAGCGCCTCGATGGTTGACGTGCTCATTTCCGCCGCTCCTGTGCTCTTTGGCGAATCAACCGGCCAAGGGGCCTCGACGCGAAAACCAGCAGCATCACGCCTATCGGATACCAGGTCGAGAAGACCACCAAGGCATCGAAGGCTGGCCGTCCGGTGTTGGTAGGCAGTACGGCGGTCACAGCCATCAACCCGCCGACCGTCCAGATGATGCGCCACACGTAGGGCATCACGCGGGGCACGTAGCCGTCATCGAAAGCGGTCTGGTAGTAGCGGCGCAGGCCGCGCTCGGCAAGCGCCTGGCGCTGCCGCTCCGACAGCGCATCCGTCCGGCCATACCAGCGCCGGAATGGTGGACAGCGCAGCAGCAAAGGGGTGAAGAGGATCATCACCGCCACGATCGCGACACCCCACGCCATGACGGCGCCGGCATCGGGCCGCTTGGCGTTCTCGATCACGGGCGCGAAGACGCCCGGAGCACCGATCATCCAGAACAGCGCAATGTGCTGATGGAAGGAGAGCTTCATTTGCTCATCCACTTGCGCAGCAGGCGCTTTTTCAGGGAGGCGCGTTCTTGCGGGTTGCGTCCCTTGTGATTGGCGATGCGATCCGCCGTGGCGGCCTGGCGCTTGACGGGCCAGTAGGAGCGGCCATCCTTGCCCATCGACCAGACGCTGCTGGCCTGGTTTTCCAGCAGGGGCAGATGGGCGCTCAGGGCTTCGGGCGACGCGCTGGTCAGCGCCGTGCGCTCACGGGTGCGCCAGCGCTGATGCCAGAGCTTCTTGTCCTCGCGCTCGCTGCCGCAGGTCGTGTGCCCGACGATGGGTGTTTTGCGGCGGCTGCGGCTCATAACGTAGTGGTCTCCAAGAACATTCAGGACTGATCCCAGGCGTCGATGGTCAAGACCTGATCGGCAGGACAGGCGGCTACGCGGTCGGGAACTGGATGGTGTTCAGTCTCATGCCGACCCCATTCGATTGATCGCGTCGCTTGCGGCACGCTGCGACGCAAGGAGGTTTGCGACCTGGTTTAGCAGCCGTGTCCGCTGCATGTCTGTTACCTATCTCCCCGACCGCTCATTGGACCAACTCCAGAGATTGGGCTCTATCGCTCAGCCAATACGAAACCGGCATTGGCTGATGCCACAACCGAGACGAACACAAATGGCTCGGTACCTGTATTTCGCGCCCCGTGCACTTGGCCCGGTCTTGCCACGGCTATCTCACCTTCCCTGAGGGCACGAACAATCCCATTGCCCTGAAAGTAATCAGCCATTCCCGACAAAACAGTCCACGTGTCTTGGCCGTGAGGATGAATGTGAGCCGCAATTTCCTGCCCGGGATGGACATGCCAAACCACGATAATTGAGTCTCGGGTTTCAAGCACAACGGAACGAATAGGCTCGCCTTCGGACGGCTGAACATACTCGGCTACAGAAAATATTCTCGATTCAACAGTCATCGGAGATCCCTCTTTCACAGTGCCCCCAGACAGGCTGGATATGAGTTCTAACTCGAATTTGAACGGGAGGCTGGTCGTGCGGTCGTGCAGTTGCCGATGAGCGTGTCGGCTGCTGCCTCCTTGCCCACCAGCGAACTCACGTCCGTTGCGGCCATCCAGAAGGTCTTGCCCGAGCGCGGCTCATAGGTCGCGGGATCGAACACGCCAGAGGGGCCGAACATCGGCGGCTTGATTGGTCATGGCTCCATGCCTTTGTCGTTACGGTCTTCATCGTCGGCATCCTGACGCACGGCGGGCAATTGCTGGAGCAACGCCGGCAGCCATTCCTGTACCGTCTCCCACACCACATCGAGGTTGATGTCGAAATAGCCGTGAGCCATGCGATTACGCATATTGCGCATGCTGCGCCACGGCACGTCGGCATGCGCCTGGGTGAACTCGACGTAGCCATCCATCACCTTTGTGGCCGCCTCGCCGATGACGATCAGGCTCATGATGACGGCCTGCTGGGTGCGCTTGTCGGCCAAGAAGTCGTCCTTGGCCATCCCTTCCACGAAGCTGCGCGCATCGGTTGCGGCCTGCTGAATGTGGTCGAGGTAATCGGGCAGGCGGTTCTCGCTCATATCGGTTGCGCCTCCGCGAGCACCTTGGCCCGGAACTTCGGCGGCAGGTCGCCGGGAGTCAGCAGATCGACGTCAACGCCGAGCAGCGATTTCAGTTCTTCTTCCAAATCGCCCAAGTCCAACAACGTGGCACCGGGCAGCGCATCGACCAACAGGTCGAGGTCGCTGCCATCCCGGTCGGTGCCATGCAGCACCGAGCCGAAGACGCGCGGGTTCGCGGCGCGAAAGCGGCCTACCGCTTCACGCACTGCGCTTCGCTTCATGTCAAGCACAACAGACGGTCGCATGGGCATCCTTTCTTATCGAAACTCGTTGAGATGATATGCAATCAAGAATAGAATTTCAAGAACTATTTTCGAGAATCGCAATGCCTTGATTCCCGTGCCGCGCCGGTTGCCTTGGCGGGCTTGTCACAAACCTACGTTTTCAAGAAGAAGGAAACCGCATGCCCCGCCGTTCGATCCTCTCCGCCGCCGAGCGCGAAAGCCTGCTGGCGTTGCCGGACACCAAGGATGAGTTGATCCGTCACTACACGTTCAGCGAAAGCGACCTCTCCATCATCCGGCAGCGGCGCGGCCCGGCCAATCGGCTGGGCTTCGCGGTGCAGCTCTGCTACCTGCGCTTTCCCGGCGTCATCCTTGGCGCTGATGAGCCACCGTTCCCGCCATTGCTGAGACTGGTCGCCAACCAGCTCAAGGTCGGCATCGAAAGCTGGGACGAGTACGGGCAGCGTGAGCAGACCCGACGCGAGCACCTGGTCGAGCTGCAAACGGTGTTCGGCTTCCAGCCGTTCACGATTGGCCACTACCGGCAGGCTGTCCAGTTGCTGACCGAGCTGGCCATGCAAACCGACAAGGGCATCGTGCTGGCCAGAGCCTTGATCGAGCACCTGCGGCGGCAGTCGGTCATTGTGCCCGCCCTCAACGCCGTCGAGCGGGCGAGCGCCGAAGCGATTACCCGCGCCAACCGGCGTCTCTACGACGCCTTGGCTGAGCCGCTGACGGACGTGCATCGCCGTCGCCTCGACGATCTGCTCAAGCGCCGCGACAACGGCAAGACGACGTGGCTGGCCTGGCTGCGGCAATCCCCGGTCAAACCGAACTCGCGGCACATGCTGGAACACATCGAACGCCTCAAGGCGTGGCAGGCGCTCGACCTGCCCTCCGGCATCGAGCGGCTGGTTCACCAGAACCGGCTGCTCAAGATCGCCCGCGAGGGCGGCCAGATGACGCCCGCCGACCTGGCGAAGTTCGAGCCGCAGCGGCGTTACGCGACCCTGGTGGCGCTCGCCATCGAGGGCATGGCCACCGTCACCGACGAAATCATCGACCTGCATGACCGCATCCTGGGCAAGCTGTTCAATGCCGCCAAGAACAAGCATCAGCAGCAGTTCCAGGCATCCGGCAAGGCGATCAATGCCAAGGTGCGGCTGTTCGGGCGCATCGGCCAGGCGCTGATCGAGGCCAAGCAAGCGGGCCGCGATCCGTTCGCCGCCATCGAGGCCGTCATGTCCTGGGATGCTTTCGCCGAGAGCGTCACCGAAGCGCAGCGGCTCGCGCAACCCGAGGACTTCGATTTCCTGCACCGCATCGGCGAGAGCTACGCCACGCTGCGCCGCTACGCGCCGGAATTTCTCGACGTGCTCAAGTTGCGGGCCGCGCCCGCCGCCAAGGACGTACTCGACGCCATCGAGGTGCTGCGCAGCATGAACAGCGACAACGCCCGCAAGGTGCCCACCGACGCGCCGACCGAGTTCATCAAGCCGCGCTGGCAGAAGCTGGTGATGACCGACACCGGCATCGACCGGCGCTACTACGAACTGTGCGCGCTGTCGGAGCTGAAGAACGCGCTGCGCTCCGGCGACATCTGGGTGCAAGGCTCGCGCCAGTTCAAGGACTTCGAGGACTACCTGGTGCCGCCCGCGAAATTCGCCAGCCTCAAGCAGGCCAGCGAATTGCCGCTGGCCGTGGCCACCGATTGCGACCAGTACCTGCATGACCGGCTGACGCTGCTGGAAACGCAGCTCGCCACCGTCAACCGCATGGCGCTGGCCAACGAGCTGCCGGACGCCATCATCACGGAGTCGGGCCTGAAGATCACGCCGCTCGATGCGGCGGTGCCCGATACCGCACAGGCCCTGATCGACCAGACGGCGATGATCCTACCGCACGTCAAGATCACCGAATTGCTGCTGGAGGTAGACGAATGGACGGGCTTCACCCGGCACTTCGCCCACCTGAAGTCAGGCGACCTGGCCAAGGACAAAAACCTGTTGCTGACCACGATCCTCGCCGACGCGATCAACCTGGGCCTGACCAAGATGGCGGAATCGTGCCCCGGCACGACCTACGCCAAGCTGGCCTGGCTGCAAGCCTGGCACATCCGCGACGAAACCTACGGGGCGGCACTGGCCGAGCTGGTCAACGCGCAGTTCCGACATCCCTTCGCCGAGCATTGGGGCGACGGCACCACGTCATCGTCGGACGGCCAGAACTTCCGCACCGGCAGCAAGGCCGAGAGCACCGGCCACATCAATCCGAAATACGGCAGCAGCCCAGGGCGGACGTTCTACACCCATATCTCCGACCAGTACGCGCCGTTCCACACCAAGGTCGTGAACGTCGGCGTGCGCGACTCGACCTACGTGCTCGACGGCCTGCTGTATCACGAATCCGACCTGCGGATCGAGGAGCACTACACCGACACGGCAGGGTTCACGGACCACGTCTTCGCGTTGATGCACCTGCTGGGCTTCCGCTTCGCCCCGCGCATTCGTGACCTGGGCGACACCAAGCTCTACATCCCGAAGGGCGATGCCACCTACGAGGCGTTGAAACCGATGATCGGCGGCACGCTCAACATCAAGCACGTCCGCGCCCATTGGGATGAAATCCTGCGGATGGCCACCTCGATCAAGCAGGGCACGGCGACGGCCTCGCTGATGCTCAGGAAGCTTGGCAGCTACCCGCGCCAGAACGGCCTGGCCGTCGCCCTGCGTGAGCTGGGACGCATCGAGCGCACACTGTTCATCCTGGACTGGCTGCAAAGCGTCGAGCTGCGCCGCCGCGTGCATGCCGGGCTGAACAAAGGCGAGGCGCGCAACGCGCTGGCCCGCGCCGTGTTCTTCAACCGCCTGGGGGAAATCCGCGACCGCAGCTTCGAGCAGCAGCGCTACCGGGCCAGCGGCCTCAACCTGGTGACGGCGGCCATCGTGCTATGGAACACGGTCTATCTGGAGCGGGCCGCGAACGCCTTGCGTGGCCACGGTCAAGCCGTCGATGACGGCCTGTTGCAGTACCTGTCGCCGCTCGGCTGGGAGCACATCAACCTGACCGGCGATTACCTCTGGCGCAGCAGCGCCAAGATCGGCGCGGGCAAGTTCAGGCCGCTACGGCCGCTGCAACCGGCTTAGCGTGCTTTATTTTCCGTTTTCTGAGACGACCCCCATTAGGCGTCGATGCCGAAGTCTTGGACGCGCAGGCCCAGCTCGCGGCCCACCTCTGCCAGTACCTTGAGCTCTGCCGGCTCGATGTCGCCGTCGGCTTCGGCCACGGTGATCATGTTGACGAAGACTTCTTCGGCGTCGCTGGGGTTGTTCTTAATGTCGCGGATCTCGCGCATGATGTTCATGCGACCGACGCGGAAACCGGCCTGCAGCTGCTCGGTGAAGCGAGCAACGGTGGTGGTGATCTCACTGCCGTAGTGCTCCAGGTTCTTGTTGGAGCGCAGCAGCTGCTCGATCTTTTCGCTTTCGGATTTCTCGATCTCGCCATCAGCCGCGGCGACCAGCAGACAACCGCCCACCACGGCCTGCATCAGATCGCGGTTCTCGATCTTCTTGCCGCCGGCAATCAGGCCGCTCAGCTTCTTACCCAATCCAAACATGATCTCTACCTTCTCGTTATGCGTTTAAGCTGATCGGGGGCCAGGGCGGGGGCGTGGTGATCTCGATGTCAGGTCAGAGGTGTCCGCACGCCCGCTAGCAGGCCGCCCTTTATTCACTAACTGATTAGTTAGTGAAGGAGACTGTAAAAGGGCTCTGTAAGGATTGCAACAGGAATTTTTGGGCAGAACTGAAAAGCCCCCGAAAGGGGGCTAAGGATCTAGCTTTTCTGCTTCGTTTTCAGCAGATGTTTTTTGCTGAGAGCGTATGCCTGGTAAGCAATCTGGGAGGCATGGGCTGTCCGCATGAGGGCAGCAGCAGCGAGCATTTTCTCGTTCAAGGCATTCTGGGTATTGCTTACAACATCCAATATTGCCATGTCCCTTGAAACGTAATCTGACCTTTCAGCATGCACCGAGTGAATAGTAATCACGTCTTTGTAGTAAGCACATCTTGGCGCCAAGCTGTGGTCAATAAACACTTCAGACGCATGAATAGCGCTATCAGCTTCCTCAAGAAAGGCTTCAGGCGCGATGTGAAAGCGCTGACCAAGAGCCATCGCCATCTTGTGGCTGATCCGCCGACTGCCATTCAGCACCTTCGAGACGACAGTCTTATCACCGATCTCCGGCAGCTCATGGCCCTTTAGGCCACTGCTTTCCATGAGCGCTTTGAGCAGCTCAACAGGCGTTAGCTTGCGACCCCAACGCTCATTGAAGGACTTAAACTGCTCTGAAGTATCTTCATAGGTGGCAATGGATGCAGACAGCTCGTCCAGCAGCGCCTCCTCGTTCGGCCCCAATTCACGGCCTCCAGTAAGCTCATCAAGCATGGCTGTTGCACGCTCGTATTCATCGGGGGAGGTTATGTGGGTGACGAAGCTGTACTTGCTTTCGAACTGGCTGGCCAGCTCCCGTAGCTGGGCCAGAGTCGCGCCGGCATCTTCGATTTCATCGAACGTGCGTTTTGCGTTCATGGTTTTGTCCCTGTGTTCTTCGGGTTGCTGTACCAGGCATTGGCCTTGTCGTACTGGGCATGGGTGTAGATGTGCTTCGTGTAGAAGAACTGCCTACCATAGTCGACAGCGCCAACTAGCCGAAGGTTGTTTCCTCCGACGTCGATCACAACCCAGTTCGCTGCAGCGCGGGGCTTGAACAGGTCGAGGTTGCCGCCAAAGATCGATTTTAAGTCTTGGAAGGAGCCAGGGTTGGCTTCCTTGAGGAGCTTGTAGACCCGATCAAGACCCGCACGATCTGTTGGATGCTGCTCAGCAGCCTTTTCAAAACGGGGTTTGCTCAGAACGTTCATGGTAAACCCCGTTGACGTTTGAGTCAGAGTAGCTTAGTTGGCAAAAATGTCAACTCGACTCCCTAGGCCACTCGCTTGAACCCATGCCCCGCATAGTCGAAGAACGGCACGATCCGCTCCCCGAAGCCCGGGGTGTCCTTGATGATGCGAATGCACTCCCGGGAATGGGAGCCGGTATGGTTGTTCCAGTGGTCGTCGAACAGGACGATGTAGCAGACGTTAGGTCCGCTCTTCTTGGCTCGTAATCCACGGCCAATACGTTGTCGAACGGCAACTTCGGCCTTGCCACCACCTGCCAAGATCACCATCCCCACGGATGGAACGTCTACGCCGACGTCCAAGATGGTTGTGCCGATCAGAGTGTCGATCTCACCCCTAGCCAGCCGATCAAGGGCGGCTTGGCGCTCGCTCTGGTCCTTCTCGCCGTAGATGAATTCAGCACGCACCCCGGCCTTGGTCAGTAGTCCCTTGAGGATCTCGCCATGCTCCGTGCGCTGCACCAGGATCATCGAGGTCATGCTTAGGCGTTTGGCTTCGAGCACCAGCTCGACAGTCTGCATGTTGCGGCCCAGATTCTTGGCGACCCCACGCTCGTAAGCAGTTTGAAATGCTGTGCCCCGGGTAACACCCTCCGGCTTCTTGCTAGGAATTACCTGGAAGTAGGGGGTCGCAAGGATGCCGCGGTCGATAAGGGTCTTCTCAGATACCTTGATACCGATAGGTCCGGTGACCGCAGTCAGCCGCATGTTGGCCTCTTCGGAGTCCTTCATGTTGGGCGTGGCCGTGAGCGCTAGCCGATAGAAGGCGTTCTTCATCTGTCCGCAGAGGTCGAAAAAGCCGTTCCCGGACACCTCATGTGCTTCTTCCAGGGTAAGAAAGCCGACCTTGTCGAGAAATTCGAGCGTTTCTTGGCGCTGAGCTTCTTGCTTGGCCACCTTCTTCGCAACCTTTGCCCTGAGCGCGTCAGCATCTAGGGGGTGTTTAGCCTCAAGCAGACTACGAACGCGGGCGACCTTGTCCTTGATGTCCGCCGGCGCCCGCTTGAGCAGCGAGGGGTCGGTCGGCAGCTTGAGCTTCTTGAGAGCGGCCTGGACTTCTTTCTCCACGGCCTCGACATGCTTGGTCACGGCCTTGTCGACTTCTTTCTCAACCGTCGTGACCTCAAGGCGGCTAACCAAGGTATCCACGATGGCGAAGTTCACCCCGTTGGGCTTGGGGTCCCACTTGCCATCGCCCAGGATGCCGATCTCACGTCGACCAGGTACTGACTCATACCCATGCGCCATCTGGTACATCAGGCTCTTGCGGGTAGTGATGAACAGGGTAGGGAGCTTCAAGCGTTCGCAGGCCAGCTTGAAGATCTTGGACTTACCGCCGCCTGTGGCGATTTGAGCCGTCATTCGCTTGAGCTGCTCAAGCCGGCGCACCGTTTCGGGCTGGTAGTCATACCGGGGGTCCTCGCTGAAGCCGTCCACTATCGGGTTTTCAGGACCACCCGGCGGTGGCGCCGGCTTTACTACGTTCATGACCTTGTAACCAGCGGCCTCGAGGCGCTTGGTGACTAGGCGAACAAAGCCTGCCGGAAACCGGCACGTGCTCATATCGAACATGGAGCCGTGGGCCAGGCCCATGCCTTTGATACCCGTCTCGATCTTGTACGAGAGCAGCTCGTTGACCAGGAGCTTCGCTTCGCGATCTGGCTCCACCAGCGCAGCTACTACCGGATTGGAAACTATCTTGAGGGGTTTAGGCATGATCACTTCCACATATGCGTGTCAATCGCTATTCTACTAGATAACTAATCGGTTAGTTACTAGGCAACTCAATGGATACTCCTGATTTCGATGAGCTTCTGGGCGAGCTGGAAGCTGATTTCGCAACACCAAACGTGGCACCCGAGCCACTTCCACTTCCGGCAATGGACGTGCAGTACCTGCCGCCCCAAGTGTTGAAGGCCAATCCCTGGAATCCCAACCAGGTAGATCCGATCAACCAAATGAAGCTTGAAGCCTCCATCCAAAAGGACGGCATCAAACGTCCGATCGTGGTGCGCGAGGTACCCGAGAAGGGTGAGGGCTACCTGGAGATCATCGGCGGTCAGCACCGCACCCTTGCTGCAATGGCCTTGGGCTTGCCGCAGGTGCCGGTGATCAACCGCGGCGCCATCTCTGACGCTCAGGCCAAGAAAGAAACGCTGATCGACAACTTTCGCTATGGCTCAGACGACCCGCTGCGCTTTGCCGATTTGCTGCAGGACCCAGAGATCGGATCGGCCGAAGAGCTGCTGGCGACCATGCCGATCGACGAAGAGGAGCTGGCCAACTATTTCAGTCACCTCACCGAAGAAGATCTCAGCGCTACTGTGGACTCGCTCCTGGGCGATGACGCGGACCAACCAGAAGTAGCGACCCTGGATCTAGGTGCGACCGCGCCTACTCGTACTCATCAGATCATTCGATTCAAGGTATCCATCGAAGACGGTGCCAAGCTCCTGGAGCTGATCAAGAAGACCCGCACGGTGCAGGGCTTTACAGAGTCTGATGACATGACCAACGACGGGGATGCGCTGGTATTCCTGCTTACCAACATCACTAAATAGTTAGTTATTATGACTGGACGTAACCTCGTCGAAGACGCGTGCGAAGAGATTCGTCGCGAGCGCGACCGTGATTCGCGCACCCGCCCTTTGAACCCCGACCGTGATCTGTCCTGGGAGAACCTGGATCGCATGGACCGGAACCCTGATTTCCACAATCTGGACTTCGACAATGGCTACTACGACTGAGCAACTCGCTGGCATCGTTCGAGCGGAGGAAACCTGGCCGGTTGATCGCCTGGTTCCCTACCCCAAGAACGCCAAGAAGCATGAGCCAAAGCAGGTGGCCAAGATCGCCGCGTCGATCGAGGAGCACGGTTGGACCACCCGGATCGTAGTCGAGGAAGACGGCACGATCATCGCGGGCCATGGCCGCCGGCTAGCCGCCCTACATCTCGCCCTAGACACCGTACCGGTGTGCGTTCTCAAGGGCATTTCCAAGGAGCAGGCCCGTGCTCTGCGCCTGATCGACAACAAGGTGCAAGAAGGTGGGTATGACACTGATCTTTTGGCTGAGGAACTGCGCGAGCTTCATGTGGACCTGGCTGTCGACCTCACCAGTTGGTTCGATCAGCGCGATCTCGACTTTGCCATCGACGACTTGGGAGAAATCGACTTCGCCTCTCTGGCATCCGACATCTCCAGCGAAGTCCTGGCGCAGACCGAAAAGACCCAAGCCCAAATTGAGGAAACCGACACTCAGACGGTACCGCTCTCAAAGGCATTCGGCTTCTCGACGGTCACCGGCGAACAGCAACGGCTGATCAAGCGCCTTCTGGCAACGCTGGAAGCAGAGACCGGGCTCACCGGTGCTGACGCGCTCTGTGCGTTCGCTAGGGAGTTCGACGTCGCATGACCCTATACCGCGTACACAAGTCGTTCAAATCGTCCGTAACGCGCTCTCAGCGCGTTCTAGAAGCGGCTGAAGCATTTGGGCTGGGACTCGAAGACAAAGACTTCACGGTCTACGACAACCTGGAGCTTGAGGTCTCGCAAGGCGACGTCGTCTACATCACCGGTCAATCCGGATCGGGCAAGTCTTTGCTGCTCAAGGAGCTGGCCAGGCAGATGGCCGTAGAGCAACCGGTTGCTGACATCGACCAGGTTGAGCTCAAGGATGTGCCGCTGATCGACCAGGTCGGCAGCAGCACCGACGAGGCGATCCGCATCCTGAATCTGGCAGGGCTAAACGACGCGTATCTGCTCATTCGAAAGCCTTCAGAGCTATCCGATGGCCAGCGCTACCGCTTCCGCGTGGCGAAGCTCATGGAGTCCGGCTGCAAGGTCTGGGTAGCCGATGAGTTTGGCGCGGTGCTCGACCGTGTTACCGCCCGCGTCGTGGCCTTCAACGTGCGCAAGTTTGCGCAGAAATGCGGCGCGACGCTGATCGTTGCCACCACCCACAAGGACCTCCGCGAAGAGCTGGCGCCCACGATCTATGTGGAGAAGCGCTTCAAGGAGCAGCTCGAAATCCAGGTGCTTTCCCATGACTGAACTGATCCGTGTCGACTTCCGTAAACGCTTCGTGAAGTCTCGGGAGACCCTGGACGGCGCGCCTCAACCCTACAACCCCTACCAAGACGAGTTCTTCAAGGCATACACCAAGCTCATGGCGGACCTGTGTGTCGAGGCAGACAAGGAAGGTGGCGACGCGCAGCGCCTGATCACCCTGATTGATTCGCACCGCGGCGGCGATGGCATGGCGGTGCTCTTCGACCAAGAGATCGTCCCGCGTCACGAGGTCATTCAGGCGCTTGAAGCAGCCCTCGTCAGGCTCAAAGAGCCGTCAGTGGAGCCGGCCTGATGGATGATCTCTTCATCGAGCGCAGTCCGGCCGCACGGCCGCGCTTCGCGCTCATGGACACCATGCGTGTCGAGCGAGGCACCAAGGCCGACTGGGACAAACTGCACGACCTGCATTACAAGGCCGAGAGTCTGCCTGCAGGCCCTCGGTTCTGGCGCTGTGTGACAGGAGAGGGCGACTTGGTCGGCGTGGTGGTGTTCTCGTCGGTAAGCCTCCTGCTGGGCCCACGTCATGAAGTGTTTCCCAAGCTCAAGCCCGGTCGGGATAGCCACTTCACCAACGTGCACCGCGCGACGTACCTCAACAAGCATTTCCGGCGAGCCGCCCGCATCGTCACCGACACCCTGTACCGCGGCGTGGGCGTGAGCTACCGCATGGTGAACCTAGCCATGCGAATGGAGGGGTTCACCTTCGTCGAGATTCAGTCCTCGATGAGCAAATTCAATCCGTTCGACGTCAAGGCAGGCTTTGCTCATGCGCATCTGAAGGATGCCGCTGCCTACGAGAAAGGACTGAAGTTCATGCGCGCCCTGTTCGCTGCTCATCCCGCCGATCACCAGGCTGTGATGAGCGAGTTGAATAGCCTGAACGCAGCGCAGCGAGAGAAGGCAGTGGCTCAGATGCGGCAGTTCTACTACCGCCACAGCGCCCGCGAGAAGACTGGCTCGAACCTCAACGCCGGTACCAGCAGAGTGGAGCAGATGGAGCCCGGGCACTTGCTCAAGGAGTTGCAGCAGCTGGTGTTCGCCAGCCCCGTGTACGGCATCTGGAAGAACCCTGACCTCGGAAGAGAGTTGCCTACCACTCTTCCGCTGTCCGCCTTTGACCTGCAAAAGCCCACCGAGCCGCTGAGAGTAGACCAGCTATGAAGGCTCTAACCACCAAGCAAAGAGCCCTGATGCGGGTAATCATGGCTGGCAATGTCGACAAGACGGGCGCGCGGGCAAGCGACGTAGACTACACCCAGATCCTGGACCGCCTCAGCTACGGCACCACACGCGAGTCGTTGATGTGTTCGATACGGATTTTGCGGCTGCAGGGCTGGATTGAGTACGGGGGGAAGGAGATCCGGGATGGCAGAGCCAAGCAGACCGTTCGACCTACCCACCAGGCAGACCGGCTGCTGGATCACTCAGCTAACCAGGTAGGCATGGCAGAGCTTGAGTACATCGACGTTGGGGATGATGACATCGTGGTGCTGGAGCTGGACTAACCAGCTCCAAACACTCACATGAAATGAATCATAGCCTGGGTAATCGTGACGCCATGTTCTTTAGCATAGGCTTCGATCTTGGCCATCTTCTTGCCATTGTCCATAGAGGACTGAGACGCCTTGGTTTGCGCAGTGTTCTTGCGCGCGGACTCACCCTTTTTAGGCGTCCGATTTTGAGCGCCTCTGACAGCGTAAACGCTATTGCCGAGTAGCGCTTTGTCGGGGTTGTATTTGGGCTTCTTTTTCTTTGCCATGCCTGCACCGTCCGTCTGCAGTTGTGAGTCGCTCAGACTAACGTGCAGCGCATGGCGCTTACAGCGAGGGAAGGTGCTCCGCTGCACATTCCCTCGCATCAATACGAGAACGTCAAAGCGAAAATTGCAGGCTGCTGAGGCTTGATGTTCTGAACACGACTCACTAGGTGGGTCGATGACAGGCCTTTTCAATGTCAGCCGGGCTGTACTCTCCAAGCCATACATTTACCTGTTGGAAGGAGGCGCTAGCCTCTTGAGCCTTTTGATAATTCCCTTCTCTAGCGAGTCGGATGGCTCTGTCCCGGTAGAAGACCCAGTCCTTGCAAAGCTCTTCCAGGTCGTTTGCTCGGCCAGAGTAGCTGCCATCCGCTTTCGCATACTGATTGTGGACTGGGGCTGGCGCAGCAGGAGAGGAGCCACTGCCCAAGAGGCCTTTGGTCAACAGGACGTAAAAGCCTAGAAAGAAGAGGGCGTAGTATTTGAGCCGCGGATTCCGCGCGTTCATAGCTTTGAGCATGATTCCGTTCCTGACTGCTCCATAGACACGATAAGGCGCGCCGGCTGTTCTAAAGACTAATAGCGCATAGCCATTATCACAGATGCTCAGGTCTTAGGCCACCAAGCGAAGCGGTTCCGGACGAGCGTGATGGGAATAGCTTCCAAGGAGAAATCTCTCGGGTCGTACCGGACACTGTTGTGTTGGTTTTGTGTTGAGGGCGAAGCCCTGAGAAAAGCGTTAGCTTTTCTCTTTCTTTTGTTCTTGCTTTTGCTCTTTTCTCTTGTTCTTTCAGCTGGCTAGTAACTTACAAGTTAGTCGGAGCAGTATAATCATCGAGGTCAAGCCCGGACGCAAGGGTGGATCTGAAAAAAAAATTCAGAGATGCTCTATTCCGGGTGTTTCAGAGGACATAACGAGCTGGCGATACCACTCAATCAACCCGGCGCAACTCACTAACGATTTAGTTATTGACACCTGACAGCCTGACCTGCTTCAATGATGGCCTCTGATCTATCTTAGCTCCTATGGCGGGCGTAAATTCCCGCCCCTTTTTGATGACAGAATCCGCGAAAGACAACACCGAACAGGAAGCTCCAGCGGGTGCAGCGGTCGTCAGCAAACGGCTCACACCCCGGGAGTACGCTCGTGCCAAAAGCATGTGGCAGTCAGGCGAATACAGCCTGGCCGAGATCGCAGATGCTGTAGGTGTCTCCGCGACGGCTTTGTCGCGTCGCTTCAAACGTGACTCCATCGAAAAGGGCGCGACCGCCAATAAGGTATCGGCTGCTGTCCAGAAAGCCATCGAGCGCACCAGTGCGGCTCAGGCGGAAGAGATGGCCGTAGTTGCGCATGACCTCAAGATGCAGGCGCTCAAAGCCATCAAGCTGTTCAACCAGAAGGCCTATGCTGACGTCGCGAAGTCGATCCAGGATAAGACCCCGCTCGCCGAACGCTTGAACGATCTCAAGGCGCTGAACGAAGCGACCAAGATCGTCGCTCAGAACTACGCCACTGGCGCCAAGATCCTGGGTCTGGATCAGGAGCTCAATGAAGCTGAGGACCTGCCGGAGCTGCAGATCCACCTGATGACCGAGAACGACGTGGCAGACCTGCGTGAACAGCAGCGCCGCGAGCAGGCCGAAGCCAACGGTGAGAACTACGACGATGAGGAAATCACCGGCGGCCTCACCGAAGAGGAGCTCGCCGAGCTCGATGGCGTCATCTCCGAAGGTGCGGCAGAGCCTGTCTGATGAAGGTCAAGCCGGTACGCCCGCCATCATCCAAGCCTGATAAGAAGATCGGCCTGCACCCCAAGCAGGCCGAAGTCTTTCTCGATACGAGTCGATTCCGGGTCGTCGTAGCAGGGCGGCGCTGGGGCAAGACCGCGCTCTCTAAGACCGAGATGATCCAGCGGGCCAAAAAGCCCAACCAGAAGATCTGGTATATCGCGCCGACCTATCGGATGGCCAAGCAGATCATGTGGAACGACTTGAAAGAGTCGCTCCCGCGGAAGTGGATTGTCCGCCTGCATGAAACCGAAATGTCGATCACGCTGGCCAACGGCACGATGATCGAATGCAAGGGCGCCGATAACCCGGATACCCTCCGGGGGGTGGGCCTGAACTTCGTAGTGATGGACGAGTTCCAGGACATGCGGGTGGAGACCTGGACCACCATCATCCGTCCGACCCTGGCTAAAGACCGGGGCGAGGCGCTGTTCATCGGTACGCCCAAGGCCTACAACCAGCTGTACGAAGTCTACATGCTGGGTCAGGACGACACGCGCACGGCTTGGGCCAGCTACCAGTTTCCAACGATCACCTCTCCGTTCATTCCGGAGGACGAGATCGCAGATGCTCGGCGTGACATGGACCCGCGGACGTTCCGCCAGGAATTCGAAGCATCGTTCGAATCCATGAGCGGACGGGTGTACTACCCCTTCGACCGCCATACCCACGTGAAGGACGCGGTCAAATTCAATCCGAGCCTGCCGATCTGGGTCGGGGTCGACTTCAACATCGACCCCATGTCCGCCGCCATCATCCAGCCCCAGCTTAACGGCGAGCTCTGGGTGGTCGACGAAATCTTCATGCTCAATTCCAACACCGAAGAGATGTGTGAGGAGCTAGAGCGACGGTACTGGCGGCATATGGGTCAAATCACCATCTATCCTGACCCCGCAGGCGGAGCGCGCCAGCACGCGCGAGGGGAGTCTGACCTCGACATCTTCCGGCAGAAGGGCTTCAAGCGAATCAAGTTCCGCAAGAAGCACCCCTTTGTTGCTGACCGGGTCAACTCGGTAAATCGGATGATCCGAGCCGCCGATGGAACTGTGCGGTTCTATGTCGCCCCGGGCTGCCGCAATGTCATCGAATCCCTGGAGCAAACCCTGTACAAGGCTGGCAGTCGTGACATCGACAAGGCAGCCGGAATGGAGCACATCACCGACGCCCTAGGTTATCCGGTGGAGCTTGAGTACCCGACGCGGCAAATCGTTATTGCGGGTCGATCGCTATGACTTGTCTACTAACTATTTAGTTAGTTACTATATAGGCTCGACCTGAAAGGTATCCGAGTGGACAGTAAAGCAATCAAGGCCATTGTTGAGCGCAGGCACCCTCTGTTTGAGGATCTGCTTGCCCATTGGAATTTCCTTGAAGCGTCCTACAAGGGCGGTCGTGCCTGGTTCAAGGCCAACATCTTTCGCTACATGAAAGAAGGCGACCTGGAATACAAGGACCGAGTGGAGCGAGCCTACCGTTTCAACCACACTCGCGAGACCGTGGACCTGGTCAACAAGTACCTGTTCCGCGCGGACATCAGCCGTAAGACCGATGATGCTCCTGACTGCGTCAAGACGTTCTGGAAGAAGGTGAACAGCCAGGGACTCGACATCTGCGAGTTCATGCGCGTGGTAAGCCTGAAGGCATCCATCCTGGGACGCCCCTGGATCGTGATCGACAATCAGGTCACGTCGCTTCCAGAGAACGCCTCGCAAGCTGATGCACCCGGGACCGAGCTGTACGCCTACATCGTGCCGCCTCAGCAAGTGCCTGATTACGCCTTCGACGGGGCAGGGCGTCTGCTCTGGGTCTTGATTGAAGAGCATGTTCGCGACGATAAGGACCCGCTCGACAGTACCGGTGCCATCAGCAAGCGCTACCGCCTGTGGACGCAGCAAGAGTGGTATCTGTTCGAATTCAAGAAAGGCACTGGTAAGAGCGGTGGCCGCTGGGAGTGCACTGACCAGGGTCACCACGGTCTGGGCCTCGTGCCGGTGATTCCAGGTAATAACAGCGTCGCCAGCGATACCTGGGACTGTCCCGCTCTGATTGCCGATGTCGCTTACCTGGACCGTGCGGTTGCCAACTATGCGAGCAACCTCGACGCCATTATCCAGGACCAGACGTTCAGTCAGCTGGCCATGCCCGCGCAGAACGTGCTGCCCGGAGATACCGCTTACAACAAGCTGCTGGAGATGGGCACCAAGCGCATCTTTTTGTACGACGGTGAAAGCGGCCAGGCGCCAGCTTACCTCTCGCCCGATCCGCGGCAGGCAACCTTGATCCTGGCGGCTATCAGCCAGTTGATCAACGAGATTTACCACTCGGTTGGCCTGGCAGGTGAACGCACCAAGCAGGACAACTCCCAGGGCATCGACAACAGCTCAGGCGTGGCCAAGTCCATGGACTTCGAGCGCGTCGTAGCCCTGCTGACTTCCAAGGCCGATGCCCTGGAAGTCGTCGAGAACAAGATCATCGAAGTGGTCTGCGCCTGGAACAACACCGTAGCTCCTGAAACGAGCCTGGTGAACTACCCGAGCGAAAGCCAGTTCGACGTGCGGACCTTCTACGACGAGATCGACGTATCCATGAAGCTGCGAACCATGGGTGTGCCGGCCTTGATCATGGAAGAGCAAATGGTCCGCCTGGTCGAGAAGCTGTTCCCTGACCTCAGCGAGCAGCTGATCGAAAAGATGCGCAAGGAGATCAAGGAGTGGGCCACCGAGCCGACGCCGCAAGAGACAGCGGCCGCTCAAGGAGCTGCTTCTGACGCATCCCGTAAGGTCCTCGAAGAAGCCAAGCGCAATCGCAGCGACGCGGCAGAAAAGAAGACCAACACCCTTAGCCGAGAGACCGGCAAATCCCCATCCCAAGACCGAGCGAAAGGTCAGGAGAAATAACGTATGCCCCAACATCTTGTTTGGCTCTTCGGTCGTGCCGGAATCGCGATGAACGAAGCCGACGGCAATGGCAACGATCTACCCGGCGGCAACGCCCCGGCGGATCAAGGCAAGCCCGATGGCAGCGAGCCCGCTCAGCAGCCTGGTAAGAACCAGCCCGCGAGCGATGCCGATGAAGACGACCAGGGCGAGAAAAAGCCCGGCCAGCCAAGTGATGCCGAGGCCCGCCTGCTCAAAGACGTCATGAAGCACAAGGAGCGCGCCAAGACCCTGGAAAGCCAACTGAGCAACTTCCAGCGCGTCATGGGCGACCTGACAGCCGACGACGTCGCAGACCTGATCGCTCAGAAGCGTGAAGCCGAGCGACAGGAACTGGAAAAGCGTGGCGAGTACGACCGCATTCTTGAGCAGGTCAAGACCGAACACCAAGGCCAGGTAGCGACTCTGCAGGGCCAGATCGAAGCGCTTCAAGCGCAGCTCAACGAGCGGGACGGCGCTGTGATGGAAATGACCATCGGCCGCAGCTTCTCGGAGAGCGCGTTCATTCGGGACAAATCCCTCATTCCTGCAAGCATCGCTCGCAAGGAATTTGGCAGCCACGTCGAACTCGTCGACGGGCAAGTGGTGGTCTACGACAAGCCTAAAGGCAGTGCTGAGCGCACGCCGCTTGTAGATGGCAACGGCCAGTACAAGTCCTTCGAGGAAGGCATCGAGCACCTCTACGCCAAGCACGCTGATTCGGCGCGCCTTATTCGGGCGCAGACCAAACCTGGCGCGGGATCGAAGAACGAGGATCTGGGCGGTAAGCAGCCTGCCGATCAGAAACCGATCGGTACCGGTATGCACCGTATCGCTGCAGGACTGGCCAAGAAGAATCAGTAAAGAGTCTGACAAGACGGGGCTTTACTGAGTTTGTAGCCAATTTGCGTTCATATAGCTCACTAAGGAGTTAGTTATGCCTTTGATGCGTGAAGTCGCCGAGACGCTGTCCCAAGAGGACATGCTGCGTGGCGTAATCGAAGAAATCGTCCATAAGGACGATCTGCTGGCCCTGCTGCCGTTCAGCCGTACCGACGGCAAGGCGCTGGTCTACATCCGCGAGAAAACCAACAGCGAAGGTTCGTTCCTCGACGTGAACGAAGTGGTTCCGGAAGGCACCTCGGACGTCGAAGAAGTCGTGACCAAGCTGCGAATCATCGCGGGCGACGTGGACGTCGACAAGTTCTTGAACGAGACCATGTCCGACAAGAACAGCCAACTGGCGCTGCAGATCGCCATGAAGGCGAAGGGTATGAGCACTACCTTCCGCCGCGCGCTGGTGCAGGGCGACTCCACCGTGGACTCGAAGTCCTTCGACGGTATCAACAAGCTGGTCAGCGACACCGGTAACTACTTCGCCGCCGGTACCAACGGCAGCGCGATCTCCCTGTCCATGCTGGACGAGCTGATCGACAGCATCAACGGCCGTCCTGACGCGCTGATGATGCGTTCCGGCACTCTGCGGGCGCTGAAAGCCCTGTGGCGCGCTGCTGGTGGTAACACCGGCGGTATGCTGCAGATCGACAACTTCGGCCTGTCCGTCCCGGCTCACGACGGCATCCCGATCATCATCAACGACTTCGTGCCGGCTGGCGTCGCCCAGGGCAGCACTGCCAACACCACCTCGATCTACGCTCTGCGCCTGAACGAAGTGGACGGCCTGCACGGTCTGTTCGGTGGCGAGAGCGCGGGCATCCGCGTTGAAGACATCGGCACCGTTCAGAACAAGGACGCAACCCGTACCCGCCTGAAGTGGTACTGCGGCCTGGCCCTGAAAGCCACCAAGTCCCTCGGGGCGATCCGTGGCGTCACCAACGTCTAACATACTAACTAATTAGTTAGTTATGACGTACGATAAAGGGGTGCAGCGATGCGCCCCTTTGTTTTAGCAGGAGTGAATTCATGAAAGTTCGTATCACCGATCCCGGCTTTGCCGGCCTCACCGGCCAGTTTGGCAGCCATACCTTCGTCGATGGCGTCTCCGAAGAGATGAGCCAGGCCGACGCTGAACATCTGGCCTGCATCCTGTCCATCGAGACCCTGGAAGGGCTCAACCCGTCGACCAGTCAGAAGATGGTCGATCGCCACAACCAAGACCTGGCCGAACTCGGCCGTTTGGCTGTTCAAGGAGCTGACCAAGACCAGGAGCAGCGCCCAGCCAAGGCAGAGAAGCAGAAGAAGCCGCGCCAGGAAAAGCCTACCGCCGCTCCTGCCGCCGGGCTGGACTACAGCTATACCCGCGAGGACCTGGAGAAGTTGGCTGACGCCCAAGGAATCGCCGGCGTACGCAGCTTTGCCGAACCTTACGCTGTAGCCGGCCGCTCCATTCCCGATCTAATCGATGGCCTGGTCCAGCTCAAGGAAGTCCAAGCCAGCAAAGCACCGGCTCAGGCGGAGTAACGCGCCATGGTGGATGTCGTCAAAGCCGGCACCGCCGTCAAGTTCACCGTGACCCCAGGGGAGGGCGGCTACCCTACAGCCGCCCACTCCGTGGGCCTAAGCGTGCTCATTGACGGGAACCCCGTGTGGACTTCAAGCACGGACATCAGCTTCGAAGAGGCGGTCAGCAACGGCGTGACCTTTCCCGCCGAAGTCATCACAACCAGCAAGGTTCGCGAGTTCCTGGTGCTCGGAATGCTGTTCAAGGATGCCCAAGGAGGGCTAGCCAGTCCTGCTGCGCTGCATCACGACCTAATGGTCGAGTCGAGCGTAGTGCTGCGACTGGGGGAGAACAGTTTCGCGCCTTGGAGCGCCCTGGTCCTAGAGACCTTCAACCTGGCAGACATTGACGACTTCAAGAGCGCCAGCAAGGACGAGCAGATCGCAGCGTTGATTGCGGCCTACTACAACATCGGCAAGGTCCAGACAGACTTTGTACCGCCACGTACCCGTCGCTATCTGCAATACGACCAGTCGCTGCTCGACGCTCCGCTGTGGAGTGTGGGCTGGGCCAATCCTCTAGCCGCCGTACGCTCCACCCTGATGCTGCAGCCGGATCACTACAGCAAGCTCCTGCCAGGACAGCTACAGCAGCTTGTCCGCGCCCAGATCGTTGAAGCCAGCTTCATCCTCGGCGGCAACCCGATCGAGCGCCAGCGCCTCAATGGCCTGCTGTCCATGGGCGCCGGCGAATCCACCTATATGTACCGCACCTCCAAACCGCTGGAGTTACCGATTTGTCGGCGTGCGGCCCGTGAACTGTCAGGGATCATCACCTATGTCCAGCATATCGGCTGACAATCAGGACCTGACCACCCGCGTTGCACTCATCCGCGGGCGGTATCAAGGCTTCCAGCAGGCATTGAGAGGCGCAACAGCAGACCTTTTGACCGGGCTCATGAACGGGACCGTGTCGTTGCTGCGCCTGTCATCTGCCTATGATCAGCTCGCGGCGGATCTTCTCCAGGGGCTGCGCCATCAGTGCATCAACGACCTCTTTACGCTCTCTCTGAGCGCGCAGAAGACCGCCAGCGACAAGATCACTGAGAAGCTAGACAGTCGCGTGCTGGCGATCTCTGAGACGCTGCAGAATGGGTTTAGAGACAGCCTTGACGCGACGTTCGAATCCCTTGCACTGCGCGACGTGCAGATTGCCGAGCAGTTCGTACGCAAGCAGCTCTATCAGGGACGCTCAGTGGCCACTACCGCCGAACTCAGCCTGGATCTGCAATTCCGTCATACCGATCGCGGTGGCCGGCAGATAAGCTCGGAGGATCTGGCTTTCCGAGAGGTGAACTGGGCGTACCGCCAGCACTACAACACGCTCATGACCTACATGCTTATGTCGGCTGGCGTGGACGACGCCCTGGTCGATGGTGGTAGCAAGGCAGGGGAGCTGGTGGAGTTGGCTCAGTATGACAAAGTGGGCCCGACCTATTTCCACCACAACAGCGGTGCGTTGCTGCAACCCATGGAGATAGCCGTGAAAGACGACTACGAAAGCTTTTAAGAGCTATTGACATAACTATTTAGTTAGTTATTGGCATGGTATAATGATCCTATGAGCGCATTCATTCCGGTTGTACGGGGCAAGCTGATCCAAGCCACTGAGGATTACACCGTCAGTGGCGCTCGGCTGTACGCGAAACCCATTCCGGTGGGTCTGGCCATCGTGACGCTCAAGAGCGCAGCAGCCCATACCTCGGTTCGAAGCGACACCTCCGGCAGTCAGAGCCACGCCGACGAATTCCAGGAAGCGGGAAGGGTGCTTGTGCATCCCCGTCAGATACCGCGCGAAGACGACCTTCTGGAAATCAACGGGCAGACCTATCGAGTCGTCGGAGTCCGTGATGTGTACGCCATGAACGGAAGGATTGATCACTACCAAGTGGAGCTGAGCACTTGGGCGTCCGCGTAAAGGGTCATAGCGCCATTAAGGCTTCGCTAGAGCGAACCAAAAGCCGCATGGACAAGCAGTCCCTGGCTTGGCTGCGCAAAGCTGCCCAGGAGATCCGGGACGCTGCGCGAGACAACGCTCCGATCGATACCGGGGACTTGGAAGGCGCGATCGTGGTTCAGGAAGCCGGAGGCGGTCGTAGCACGCGCGGCACCTTCGCGGCTAAGACGATGAGCGTCGGGGTAGACGAAAGCTTGCTTAACCTGGAGGAGCACGCAGACCACGACTATGCCACCACGATGCACGAGTCTACCTACAACCTGGGCCCTCGCTCACAGGCCAAGGCCAGCACCGGCAAGGACGTCGGGCCCAAGTACCTTGAGCGAGCGCTGCACGACAACGAAGCGCGCCTCAAGCGCGAGGCTGAGAAGTTTCTGCAGGAGGCTGTAAGGCCGTGAAGTTGCTAAACGCCCTCGTAGGTGAGTTAGCCAGGCTCAAGCTAGGAACGCCTGGTAAAGACCTCTTCCACTCCTTCATGCCGGCACAGATCAAGACCGGCACGCTGGTGCTCACACGTGTTGCAATCAATGTGGATCGCTATACGAGCCAGCAGAAGGGCCCCTTTCAAGTCATCTGCCGTGGACCTACTCCTGAAGCGGTGCATGGCAAAGCCTCTGAGATTGCGAAAGCGCTCAAGAGAGAACGAGCGGTAGTGGGAGAGGTGAGCTTCCAGTTCATCTGCCCCGAGCACGAGCCCTTCGTGTACCCCCGCACTGAAGGAGGCCAATACGAGGCCTCCGTGAACTACTCATTTGTTGCTAGCTGGGAGAACTGAGCGTGACTTCGAGTACCGAGAACATCCGGATGGGCACCTGCCGCATCCTCTACGACGGCGCCGACCTGGGCTTCACCACCGGTGGCGTGGAAGTGGCAGTGGCCACCACCACTCACGAAACCAAGGTTGACCAGTTCGGTGACACCGTCGCCAACGAGTACATCATGGGCCGAACCATCACCATCAAGGCGCCCTTGGTGGAGACCACCCTTGAGAACATGGCGGCGCTGATGCCGGGCTCCACCCTGGTGACCGACAACACCGATCCGACCAAGCCCAAGAAGAAAGTGGTGGTCACCTCCGGCACCGGCATCTCCTTGCTGGAGCGCGCCAAGGAGCTGGTACTGCACCCGATCGCCCTGCCGGATAGCGATCACAGCGAGGACCTCGTGATCCCGCTGGCAGCCACCGCGGGCGCCATGAACTTCGCCTACAAGTACGACGATGAGCGCGTCTTCGACTGCGAATTCAAAGGCTATCCGCAGAACGACGGCACCCTGTTCATCTACGGCGACAAGACCGTCAAAGCGGCATAATATACTAACTATGTAGTTAGTTAATTAAAGCGGTCGGGGTTTCCGGCCGCTGCTCATTCGGAGAATCACATGGAACTGCTCAATCTCGACGAGCTGGTAGAGCTCAAGCGCTTCGTAACCATCCGCGGCAAGCGCTTTGTTATGGCCGACCGCAGCGTAGGTCAGCTGATCGAGTCCATCGTCGTGTCCAAGAGCGACACCGAGATGACCGAGCTCGAATACTTCGAGCAGATGGTTAAAACCGTACAGACCATCCTCCCTGATGCGCCGGAGTCGGTGATTCGCTCGCTCAACATGCGCCAGATCGTTGCGCTGTTGGAGTTCGCCAATAAGGACCCGAACGCACTGGCTGCCGAGGCCGCCGATGAAGCGCGTGCGCAAGGCAAGAGCGGCAAAGTCGAGAGCGTGAAAGAGGTGCCGGTAACGGGGGAAGCGTAACCGTCGAGGCACTGGACTTCTCGTTCATCTTCTCGCGCTTCTGCTGGTTCTACGGCTGGACTGATACCCATGTGCTGGCCATGCCCGCCCGTCGTTTCTGGATGATGGAGCGACAGATAGATCGCATCCGGGCCGAAAACGACATCAGGGCCATGACCCTGTCCAGCACAGTCACCCCGCCCCAGAGCCGCGAATCGGGTCAGCGTGTCGAGGAATTCATCGGCCGCCTGACCCTCGAGATCGGCGAGACCGCCAAGCTTCGACGGAACATCTTCGTCGCCCCTGAACCCAGCGCCAGACAGAAATTCTTGAAGATCATAGGTGATCGTTGATGAGTCTTGGCAAGCTGGTCGTCGAGCTGTCGCTTGATGACAACGAGTTCACTCTAGAGCTCAAGAAGGCCGATGGCGTTCTTGAGCAATTTATCAAGCGAACTTCCCTGGCTGGGGACCGGATCGACCGGGTCCAGCGCTCCACCCGCAACTGGGGAAGTGTCCTGCGGGACTTCGTCATCACCGCCGCCCTGGCGCGTGACGCCATCCATACCATTTCTGACCTGACCATCGGTTGGCAGAAAGCAATCATCGATGTGAACGCCGACATGCAGCGTTCCATCGCGTTGATGAAGAACTTCTCAACCGCCACCAGCGCCGCCGCTGCCACCCAGGAGGCCATGGCGGATACACGCATGCTGCTGAACAAGGCGGCCAGTTCCCCATTCACGCTCAAGGCAATTACCGACGCCTTCGTGAAGCTACGGGTGTCGGGCATCCATCCCGTCAATGAGTCCTTCAACGCCCTAACCGATGCAGTAGCCGCCTTTGGTGGATCAGACGAAAACCTCAAGCGCGCTTCCGTAGCCATCCAGCAGATGTCCGGTAAGGGCGTTGTCTCGATGGAAGAACTGCGCCAGCAGCTCGGTGAAGCCGTTCCAACCGCTATCCAGAATATGGCTGACGGTCTTGGCACGACCTACGCCAAGCTGGTCAAGGAAATCTCGCAGGGCAAGGTAAAGTCTGAGCCGGCGATCATCGCGATGATGCGGCAGATGGAGATCCAGTTTAAGGGCTCCGCCGAAGCGATGATGAATACCTGGACTGGTGCGGTTAACCAGATCAACAACTCTGCGGTAAACCTCGCCCTTGCATTTGGCGGCTTCAACGATGGCGCCGGCTATGCGAAGGGTAGCTACATGGCCACCATGGTCGAGCAGCTGCGCGAGATCAACCAGCTGATGAAAGACCCGGACATGGTGCGCTCGGCCCAGGAGTTCGGTCATGCCATGGCTGACGTGGCGCGTAGCGTCGGCGAGGCCATCAAGTGGGTGATCCAGTACCGCACTGAAATCTGGAACACGGTCAAGGTCGTCGCCCAGCTCTATGCGACCTTCAAGGTGATGACCTGGGGCCAGGCTGGCATCCAAGCGGCTACCGCTGGGGTGACCGGTATGGCAGCCAAGCTTGTGTTGCTTCGAACCAGCTCCGAAGCACTGAGCGGTGCAATGAATACCGTGATGGGCCGTACCGGCGCTGTTGGCGCTGCTCTCGACGGGATGGGCAATACGGGCACTCGGACAAACGGGGCCATGCGCATCCTGATGTCGACGCTGGGCATCATCGCCGGCCCGATCGGTATGGTCACAACGCTTGCAGCCAGCGGGGCGATGGCATGGAACAGCTATCGCGAGTCGGTCAACAAGGCTCGCGAAGAGCTGCTCAAGATGAAAGGCGTCAACGCTGGTGAGCAAGGCCTGACCTTGCTGCAGAGCGAGTTGGAAATCGCCAAGCAGATCCTCGAGACCCGGAAGAAAGGCTCTGTAGGTCTGGCCGGCGATTTTGCTGGCGCAAAGTCCAAGGAAGCTTCGGTCAAGGAGCAGGAAGAGAAGGTCCGAGCGCTTGAGGAGGCGGTAACCAACGCGCGCCTGGGCATCATGCAGGATCAGGGCAAGCGTGTCGCAGAAGAGCGCAAGAGCCAGCTGGCCGGGGAATTCGAGAGCTATCAGCTCGAATACCGTAAACACCTGGACGAACTGCGCAAGACTCGCGATTCCCAGATGACCGCTGGCAACGCCGACGCAGGGAAGAATTTCGAGAAGGGCCTTCTTGACCTAGACACTACCCTGCTCGACAAGCGCCTGACTTTGCTACGCAGCACCCGGGAAGAATACCGGGTGTTGGCGCTGATGGAAAATTGACCCACCCTGCCGATTGAAATTTGACCCAGGGCGGATTGC